CAGCACTCCTGGGAAGGGCTTTCCAAGGATCGAGTGTGGTCGACCGGCCTTCAGGATCACGCAGTATTCGGCGTTGCCGACGACCTCAAGACCCGTCCCGCGTGCGACCGAGTTCGCATAGACGAACATGCCGCCCTCGTTGTTCCAGAGCTTGATCCACGGGATCATGGACGAGTAGCGGAGCCGCCATGCCTTCGCGATCTCGGGCATGCGGTGCATCAGAGGTGCGGTGAGCCAAAGCCCGACGCGGCCGCCTTCTGGCTTCAGCAGGTCGCGCACTGGCAGCGCTTTGATCTGGTCGAGCGTCAAGCGACCGTAGTGCTGCGGGCGGCTCTTCGTGCCGCCTTTCCAAGCCCACGGAGGATCGATGAGGCACACCGAATAATGCCCCCGCTTGAGGTCGCCGAAGGGCCAGGTCATGGCTGCGCGCCCTGAAGCGTCTGAAGATGGAAGTAGACGCGGCGGCAGGCGGAGACATCCACCATCGCGTCGTGCGCGCCATCCAGATCCTCGCCGAAGAAGTGCTTGATGCACTCGATCAGCTTCGGCGGCTTCGGCTTGTTGAAGCCGGCCGCGACCATCTTCTCAGTCGGCGGCAGGTTCACCAGCGTTGTGGTCGCCTGGACCGTGCAGAACTTCCGACCGGCCTCCAGAGTTTCGATATCCTCGCGCACCAGTCCGTGCCTGAGCATGGCGATGCGCATGATCCGGTCGTCGAAGCTGACATTGTGGGCCACACGGAGTTCGGCGCGACGCCGGGCCGTCAGAAAGGCATCCATGGCCTCCGCCATCGGGATTCCCTTCTCCATGGCGATCTCGGTGGTAATGCCGTGGATGGCCGCGACGTCGTCAGGGATCGTCCAGCCGTCCGGCCGGATGATGACGTTGGCCTGTTCAACATCGGACCCGTCGTCCTCGCAGAGGATATGAGCCAGTTGCACGAGGTGCGGCTGGTGCGGGGCGTTCGAAGGGGACCGGTAGTCCGGCAGCCCTGTCGTCTCGGTGTCGAAGAAGAGGATCACGCAGCGCTCCTCATGGCCAGCGCCGTCCTCAAGAGGACACGCGTGTCATCGAAGTTCCGATGCAATATCGAGATGCCGCCGGCCTCAGACCAAGACCTAGTGTTCTTCTCAAAGTCGTCGATCAGGATGTCGCCAAGCGCGTGCATGAACAGCGGCTTGTTTCGACCGCCCATCACCGGCAGAACGGTTGTGCGCGGCGACAGGTGCCGGCGAACCCATTCTCGCTTCTGCATCGCAGCGTTCGCGTAGTTGGTGCGCGGGCAGGCCGTCAGCACGATCGGATCAAGCGTCGCGATGTCGTCGAAAAATTCGAGCGCGCCCGGGCATGGGGGCATGTCGAGGAAGTAGCTGGGGTGAGCATTGATCGTTGCCCACATGGCATCATCGGCCATGCTTCGGTGATCCAAACCGAAGACCGCCGGAAAGTGAGCATCGAAATCGGCCATTACGCCGTCGAGGTCGAGATAGAGGCGCCCCCGCATCACTTGCCCTCCACCGTCTCGACCTGCACGGACTTGTGTCCGGCGAGCCACGCCTGCATTTCGGGCTCGCGGCCCTCCTGGCGGTATTCGCCGGGCATGGCGCGGGTGCCGAGGTTGTCGCGCTTGGCTTCGGCGCCGCGCTCGAATGCTAGCTGAGCCGGTGTCGGCTCGTCGCCGGTATCGGACGACGGGGCCTCATCATGAGCGCCGCCGCCGTCCTCCCCCTGGCCCGCTACGGCACCGGAAGCTTCATCAGCCGAGCGATATGGGTCCATGGCCTTCGCACCGGGCGCAGCGCGCTGGTCGGTGACCGCGGGCGTATCAGGGGCCTGCTCGATCTGCGGCGGCTTGCTCATGCCGCTAGCGAGTGCATCCATCTTGGCCGCGAGAGAGCGAGGCGCATGACGCTGAGCGTCCTGACGCGCTCCCTCTAGGTCGTACAGAGCGTCATCGCGCCGGATCAGGTCGTCGAGATCGCTGGAGATCGGGAGCCGCTTAGACAGGCGCCGCAGAACCGTCTTTCGCGCCATCTCCCCCCACCATTGAACCCAAGGGCCCGAGTCCTTGGCGCGGCTGATGGCGCGTACGGATTCGACCTCAGCCCTGCTCATGATCTCGGAAACGCGGCTGCCATCCTTCAGCCTGGCGACCGCATAGACGCCGACGACGGCCCCGCGATCCGCGAACCAGTCCGGCTCATGAACGGGCTGCTCATCAATGCCGATGCGGTAGGAGAACTTGTCGTTGGCGTGGACGGTATGGGCCTCGATCGACGAGAGCTCCCCGGAATTACGGCACTTCTTGAGGATGCCGGCGATCATGGGCATCCATTGGACGGCCTTCACCCAGACGTCCTTGCCGTCCTGCTTGACCTTCGTGTTGTAGATGACCAGCGCGCCCTCGCGGCCATCGGGAAGAAGACCGTCCTGAGCCGCCAGCAACGCCGAATTGAACAGCGACTGGCGGTCGGCCGCGACGAGATCGGGATTGCGCTGGGTGGCCGTCATGACGACACGAAGGAAGCGCTCGACCGGGATATGTGCCGGCAATGCCGACTTGAACGAATCCTCCCGCGTCTCGAACTGCTCGCGCAGCTTGACGATGGGCTGGGCCGGCTTGGCTTCGACGACGGCGTTCATGCCGCTTCTCCTCAGAACCGAATGGTGATGTGGGGGACGGAGCCGGCACAGATGGCGAGCACGATCTGCTTGGCGATCGGCTCATCGACCCCGCACGTCATGATCGCGGCCTTGGCTTCGCCCATGATCTTGCTCTTGTGTGCGATGTCGGCCTGTCGGCGCTCCTGCTCGCGCTGGGCGGCCGCCTCGGCTACGGCGCGGGCTTCCGCTTCTTCGCGCTGCCGACGCTTCTCTGCGGCCAGCGCTTCCTCCGCCTCGCGGGCCTTGCGGCGCTCCTCGGCTAGAGCGGCTTCCTGTTCCGCCTTCGCCTGGGCAGCCGCGGCCTCTTGCTCGGCCTTGACGCGCGCTTCGGCCTCAGCCGCTGCTCGTCGCTCTGCCGCCGCAATCCGGTCGCGATCGGCTTCCTCCGCCGCCCGTCGTGCCTCTTCCTGCCGGGCAACGCGATCGCGCTCCTCAGCCTCAGCCCGCAGGCGCGCCAATTCGGCCTGCTCCTGCTCGGCCTTGATCAGATTCGCACGACCGACACGGAGCGCCGCGATGGCCTCGACCTTGGCGTCCTCGGCCGCGTCTGCCTGGTCGCCGAAGTCGCCGTCGATTGAGATGGCCTCGATCGCCGCGATGTCCTCGTCGAAGTTCGCGATCGTGTAGCTGGCCGGGTACGATGTGGCCTGCCGGAAGGTGCTCATCGCGGTCTCGACGCGGACGACGCGGCTCTTCTCAGCCGTTTCCCATGCATCGAGCGGCGCGCGAGCCTTGTCTCGCAGCGTGTCGAGATATTGCTCGACCATCGACTTGCGCGCATTGACCTCGCCGGTCTTCTTGCGCCAGTCCTCGGTCAGCTTCTTGCCAGCATCCAGGATCGGGGTCTTGCGACGGGAGATCGAGTGAGCCAGCGAAGCGATTGCCTCGCGTCCCTTTTTCGTCGTCACGTCGCCGACGGCGGCGGCGATTAGCGCGTCGAGCTCGTCGACCAGCGCCGGCAGAGCTTCGTCATCTCGGTAGATGATCGCCGGATCGGCCTCGACCATCTGCAGGTAGGATGCGGAATTGTGACCGATCACGGCCGCTGCTGGCGCGTTCATGCTGCTTCGCCTTTCACTTTGACGGTGCGGTAGCTGCCGGGCTGCACGGTGTAGCCGGAGCGCTTGATGGTCTTGGCCGTGATGGTGCGTCCGTCGGCGAGGCGCGCGCGGGCGGCGGCGCCCATCTTCGCGAGGATTTCGCTGTCCAGCTCGCGGCGCCTCTTCTCCGCGTCCTTGCCTGCGGTCTCGGTGGCCTTGAGGCCGGCGCGCTGGTCGAGGATCTCGCCGATGCGGTTGTCGCTGGACAGGTCGACCTCGGTTCCGTCGTCGGTCGCGTAGAGCCCCGCAATCAGCGCGCCATCGCGACCATAGTCCGGCGCCGGCGGGTCGCTCTCTTCGATGCGGCGCCAGAACTCGCGGACCTCTTCGACGAGGCGAGCCCAGACACCTTCGTGAAGCGGGATGTCGATCAGGTGGAGCTTGGTGTTGATGCCGCCGACGAGGAGGGCGACGCAGGCCCATGAGGCGCCGGTCAAGCGAGCCTCTACGAGTGCCTGGACCGCGATCCACAGCGGCACCTGGACGCTGCCCTCCTCGTCGAGCCACTTCTGGCGGAAGATCAGGCCGTCGGTCGTCTTCACCTGGAGAATGCCGAGTCCCTTGATATCGGGGCGCCGGGCGAAGGCGTCTGGCGTTGCGCCGATGCGCGCCTCGGGCATCCGGTAATAGGCGTCGTTGGCCGGGGAGACCTCCCAGTCGGGCCGGAGCATCCGGACCATGTCGATCGCCGCGCGCTCAAATAGCGTACCGCGCAGAAGGGGAGGCAGCGTGATGCTGTCCTCGTCGATGACCGGCGTCACCTGTTCTTGCTCGGGCGCGAGGCCGGCCTTCTCCATGTACAGGCCGTAAGGGGTGACGTACTCGTGCACACCCAAGATCGCCCCGGCCACGCTGGCAGTCACGTCGCCCTTGCGCTCCTGCAGCCACTGGTCTCGGCTCTTGATCGGAATGCGATCGACGCCGGCCGGCTTCAGCTCGCGCGAGGCCAGTTCCAGAGACATCATCGGTAAGGTGACGGGCGCGTTCATGCCGGCACCTGTCGGAGTAAGGACATCCCCGCGCTTGTCGCAACTGCCCGTGTTTTGTGAGCGTCGTTGTGCGGCTCAAACGTTGTGACGAGCCCACGCCGCTGCAGGCGTTGGAACACACCCGGGGCGGCATCCCATTGAACACCGGGATACGCGCCGCTCCCGGGTTGAGCTGCAAGCCATAGCCACCTCAGCGCTTTTGCTGCAACGACCTTCCCATCCGTCTGGCTGGTCATTGCTGCGGTGGGGTACGGGATTTCGACTGCGGTCGTGCGGCGCGATGCGCTATGCCGCGCGGCTCGTGCCGGCGATCTTGGGAACCCTTGTCCGGGGCCGATATACTCGCCGGTCTCCTCGTCGAGGTCGCCATTCAGCATCATTTCGGCAATTTCGCCCATCAGACGCTCCATTCGATGAGAGTGCCGACGCCGACCATGAGCGGCCCGACGACGGTGATGAGGAAGGCGGCCGCGGCGTCGTCGACCTTGTCGGTGGGCCATGCGGTGACGAGAGGCGGCTTGCCGGGTTCGACCTCGACAGCCACCGGCCAGACGGAGACGAGACGAGCGCCCAACATGCCGTTGCAGTGGTCTGCCCACGCCTGAGCGAGGTCTTCGGTCTCGTAGTGCCCGCAGGCCGGGAGCTGGCCCTTGGTGATCGCCCGGGCGACGCTGAGCGCTACCCTGCTCGACTCGGCCACAACGTGGAGGATGCGGGTTTCCATCACGAAGCCCTCCGAAGCACGTTGCGGTTCCGGACCATTCGTCGGTTCGCCGACAACGCATTCTCGACGACGTCAGACGTGATCTCCGTCAGTTGCTCATCGGTCAGCCAGTCGAGACCATCGCGATAGATCCGCTCGCTGATGGCGGTAATGGCGGTCTTGAGCGGGCTCTTGTGGGCGTCGAAGCTGCGGAGGAAGCGCTCCTGCCGCTCGCGGGTGGCTGGCTTTGCGTGGATCATGGTTCACTCCGCAGCGAGCATGGCGGCGCGATCGGCCGCGCGTTCGTGGCGACGCAGAAAACGAAAGGCGATCCGCGCGCCGGCGAGGTTGGTGAGGGGGATGTTGATCGGGAACTGAGCGACCTTCGGCTCGTCCGCGTAGAGGCGCTCGACGACCCGCAGGCCCTCGGTCGGCTCGGCCTGCGCGAGGTTCCAGCGGAGTGCGTTCAGCTTGCCCGGGTGCTTCAGGAAGGCTCGAGCCCGCATCTTCGGCGCCTCGATGGCCGTCCGGGCCGCAGTGGCTTCGATCTTAGCGACGGCGGCGGCGACCGCGGCGCTGTTCCGCGCTTCCCGCTCTGCGCCACGCTGGCGAATGATCGCGACCTCCGCGCCGCTGAAGGTGGTCCGGATGTCCCAGTGCCGACCCGCGGTCGTGACCGTTTCGGTGATGGTGGTGGGCATTGCTGTGCTCCCCGATCTCGCGAGGAGGACAATATGTGTGAACATAATTCGTGTCAACACGAAATCTGTAAACAGGGATCGTGTGCAAAACCGGACCTGAGTTGCCGCGCTCCAAGGGGCGCGAATCAGCTCTGGACTCCTGCGAAATTCTGAGTCGTTAATGAGAACCTAAGAAGAACAAACTTGACGGGGCGCGTGATGAGTATGGCCTGGTCTGAGCGGAGGGCGCCGATGCCGACGCTCGACGAAATGCTGGCGATCGAGGTTGGGTGCGATGGCTGCGGACGCGGGAAGCGTCTCGACTCGGGCGCTCTCGGACGCTTGTGCGAGAAGGGGATACATCAGATCGATGAGGTTCGGTCGCGCCTAGTCTGCATCGAGTGCGGCGAGCGCGATCGCTTGTCCCTGATCCCCGTGTTCCGTCGTCCTGATCAGGTCCGTTCGCAGGTATCGCGCGGCGTAGAGCTCTAGCTAACCGGAGCCGTTGAGGCTGGGTGAGACGGTCATCGTCCAGCGTGGAGTCTGGCTCGACGGAGCGTCCGGCCCGTCAGGAGCCGGCTCGACACTCCCTCATCGTAGCCAGCGACCCATTCGGGTAGGGACGCTTAAGGCGCTCACCGCTGCATTGATACCCTCTCATCAAGGTCGATATCGTCCTGCCTCGTAGAGGATCAGAGTGCTCGCTGGATATAGGTTTTTATCTATACCCCGCGCGCGAACTACGGAAAGTCGCCCGAGCGTGCACGTCACACCGCGCGTAGAGTCCGCGCGCAGTGTTATCCCCACAGCTCTTCGTTGGGTATGACGCGGAATATCCGCAAGATCTCGTCGCGGTCGAACTCAAGCCGCCCCGGTGGATTGAACTGTTCGACGACCACCTTTCGGGAGTCCATCGAGACCAACATCTTCACGTAGGCCTTACCCGGTCGGCCTTCCTCGGTCGGCTTCAGCTCGACAACGATGCCGTCGGTTACGACGGGCTTCTTCGTGTCGAGGTAAACACGGGCGCCGTCGCGGTACATCGGCCACATCGAATGGTTCGCGACGCGCAGCGCGAAGACGCCTGGGCGGTTAGCCAATCCAGGCGGCCGAATGACGCGGTCGACGACCTCGCCGTTGAGCTCAAACGCGCTATCGTCGCCGTCAACGCTCGCCACTGCAGCGCCCAACTCTTCGACGTCGCGGACGGGGGAGGGCCACTTCATCATGGCCGGGCCTTCAATCTCGGCATTAGGTTCGGCGACGTAGGGCGATCGAGACGCCCGAGGCGAGGCGGTCTCACCGCGCATCACAGCCTCGGCCCTTCGCTCGAACTCCGCGAATGTTTCAATGGGAGGCGTCTCAATTGTCGGCTGAGGCCCTCGCGGCGTCGGGGGCTGTCCTTCGCCGGTGAGAAGCCATGCTGCCGAGACCTTGAATGCGCGTCCGTATTCCGCAGCGGCGGCGGCGTCGAACTCGTTCTGCCCGTTTTCGTGGGCGCCGTAAGTCGACACCGTCCAGTTGAACCGGATCGCGGCGCTGCGTGCTGATCGGAAGCCGGCGGCGGTACGCGCCTGGCGCAATCTGATGCCCATCTCTTGCATGGGCGCATTATCACAGATTGTGTGAACAGATATCATGTTGACATGATCGACATGATTTGTGTAAATCCACTCTCATGCGATCCGTACCCGACATCTTCGACGCTTTAGGCGGCCCGGCTGCGGTCAGCCGCCTGATCTCCGTCAACGGCTCGACCGCCTCAGAGATGAAGCGTCGAGAGTCGATCCCGCCCGAGTACTGGGCGGCCCTTGTTGAGGCTGCGAAAGCGGCCGGACGCGATGACATCACCTACGAGAGCCTCGCGCTTATCCACGCGCAGGCCAAAGGGCGCCTTCCCGGGCACCTCTCCCTCGCGGAGGCCTCGTAGTTCGTCATGGTGGCCCTCTCGCATCCCCGTCCATCGTTGCTCCTGTCCAAATCCGGTGGGGTGCGGGTTGCCGCCCGCTCTCCCCGTGAAGGCCGCCCGCTGAAAGCCGCCTCGTCTGTGAAGCCAACTTCGCAGGACCCGGCTTTCATGTCTGAAAATCGCGTTTTCAAGATTGGGCGTATCGATGGCGATGCTTGCCCTGAGCGTGCGGTTGCGTTCGTGCGGCGCCTTTACCCAGTCAAGACCGCTGATTGCGTGGCCGCTGATACCGGCGTGCCGGCGCAAACGGTTCGGCGTTGGCTGGAGGGCGTGGCCAAGCCGTCATGGACCGCATTTTCGCGTCTGATCTTCGCCTACGGACCCGCGTTCCTGGTGGCCGTGTACCCGAACGCGCCGCGGTGGCTCGACGAAGCGCACCGCCGCGAGCAGCAGGCGGCGCTCCGGGCCGAACAGCAGCGCATTGCAGAACAACTCGCGGCGCTCGAGCCGCAGAACTGAGGGAGGAGCCGATGCGGGGTCTCCTCGCGATCGTATTTGCCGGAGCCTGGGAGATCTGCCGTCGCATCGCTGCGCGGCGCCTTCGCCAGTCCGTTCGTTGGGGCCAGCGCGCCGATTGGTGCGACCGGCAGTCGAGATCGATCAACAACCGTGACGGGGGTAACCCATGAGCAATGGCTATGACGGCGAAGTGCTGAAGCGTTTCGTCGGCGAGATCGAGCGGCACAACGCTCAGATCCTTTCCTACAAGGGCGAGCACGCTCAGCGCGTCCAGTCGGTCAAGGAGATGATCTCCGACGTCTACGACCGGGCCAAAGACCACGGAGTCCCTAAGAAGGAGCTCAAGGCGGTCATCAAGGAGCGCGATCTCACCAAGAAGATCGAGCAGCTCCGCGGCGGCATGGAGCCGGAGCAAGCCGAGACCTACGACCAGATCAAGTTCGCCCTCGGCATGATCGCGGACCTCCCGCTGGGTGAGGCGACGCTGGCCCGTGGCGCGGCGATCGACAGCCTGACCGAGGGCGATGAGCCCGACGAGGACGAGCGCGCCGCCGCGGAGAACGCCGCCAAGCTGCGCTCCGGCATCAGCGCAATGAACTGATCTCAACCTCGGGGAGGGGGATATGCAGCCTCGTGCGGAATTTGATCCGGGATACCTGATCGCAATCCTCGCCGGCGTGGTGGCCCTGTGCTGGGTCGCCATCTTCGGCGCCGGCGATGACGACGACATCCCGCATGACGACTGGGACGAGTTCGAGCCGAAGCCCAAGCCCGACCCAGAGGATGTCGCGCGCCTGACGGTGTTCTGATGAGCGCCCTGCGCCGCCTTGTGCGCCGCGCCCGCTCTCTCTTCCGACCGCGCGTCGCGACCACGCTCATCATCAACGGAAAGCCATGGAGGCTGCCATGAGGACCGATCACGTCCTGCGGCTCAACAACGAGTCGACCGCTTATGCCGATCTGCTCGCTCAGACGATCGAGACGCGCAAGCAGGAACTGCAGGGTCTGGAGACGCTTCTGCGCCTCGTCCTATCCGTCGCTGAGCCTGACGCCGTCGTTTCCTATCAGCGCCAGCAGAAGGCGGCCGAATAGGCGCTACCAGGCGAGGTGGGGGCAGTATGAACATGCATGCGAAATGGGAATGGACTGACGAGCGCGTGACAGCGCTGCGCGACCTGCGGGCTCGTGGTTTTTCCGCTAGCGAGATCATGCGGGAGATCGGCGCACCACCCCGCAACGCGGTGATTGGCAAGAGCGTTCGTCTCGGATTGCCCAAGGTGACACCGGTGCCGCGCGACAAAGCCGAGAAGGGCACTCGGCCGGCCACTTCTAAGGACCGGACAAGCCGACTTGGGCTTAACCCGAAACGCATTGCCAAGAAGGCGGCAGAGCGTGAGCGCGAGCGCGATGGCCTCACGCTGGTCCCCGATCTGGTGACGGTCGGCACGTTCGACCAAGTGTCGACCAGACAGAGGCCGGATGTTCGGGGTGTCCTCTTCCTCGATAGACGTCCGCTCCAATGCGCGATGCCTCTGCCCGGCTGGGATGCCCTGCCGGTTACCGAGAAGCTCGTCTGCGGCCTCCCCACTGTTGGAACGTCGTCATGGTGCGAGCACTGCCTGCCGGTCGTGACCACGCCGTCTTATCGCAGCCTGCTCGCTCGTCAGGAGATGCTGCCATGAGACAGCGACCTCCCAACCGCCGCGAAGGCATCGTGATCAATGTCCCACATCCGGTGCCGGGCTCGCGTGTCTCCTACGACGTGACGATCGGCTTCAGCGGCGAGCGGCCGGCAGAGCTCTTCATCGGCTGCAACAAGCTCACCACCGAGTCGCACATCGCCGGCCTAGAAATCGCGACGCTGGCGTCGATCGCCCTCCAGCACGGCGCGACACTCGGCGAACTGGCGGCGGCAATGCCGCGTGATGACAGCGGCAGCCCGCAGGGCGCGGCCGGAGCCGTTCTGGACGCCGCTTTAGCGGAGACGCAGCCATGACCATCGCTCCGTCCCCCTACGACATCATCCGCGCGATCCAGGATCAGCAGGCGGTTCAGCAGGCCTCGTTCCGCGCGACGGAGCGGCTCGTCCTGATGCTCGCCGGCATGCTCGACAAGAGCGCGCCAGATCCTATGTGGGACATCGGCCCGTTGCCAGACAGGGCGACGATCGTCGAAGCGCCCGGCGGAGCGCCGCCAGTCCCGAAGATGGATTTCGACGCGGAGCCGGCGCCCAAGACCAAGCGCGACCGACGCAAGAATGGCGAGAGCGCGCGGCCGCCCTTCATCGTCAGCTATGGCGGAGTCGACATCAGGACAACCGAGCGGCGCGCCCTGTTGCTGAATACCCTTCGCATCAAGCCGATGACGCTGACTGAGCTTGCGAGGGCCCGCGTCGCGCCGACGGTGGACGGGGTGAAGGCGCAGGTCATCGACCTAAACCGAGACCTGAAGAAGGCTGGCGTCGCGCTGAAGGTTGAGTCCGTTCCCGGCAAGCAGCGCGTAGGCGCCAGGGGCGGCCGGGAGCCGTCCCATTATCGTCTTGTCAGCCCGATGGGTTCGCCGACCTCCGCGCCGGAGGCAGCGGCGGAAGAGGCGACGCCCGAACAGAAGGCGGACACTCCCGCATCGGAGGCAGCCCAGCCAGCGCCAGAGCGGCCAGCGCCCGCGATCGACAAGCTTGCCGCCGTTGATGGCGACCGCGTCTACGGGCCGGACGGCATGGTCTACGTGCGCGAGACGGCCGCCCGCGCGCTTGACGTGCTGAAGCATGGCGATCTCTTCGGCTTCGACATCGTGGCGAAGCGCGCCAAGTGCCAGTCGGCAGAGGTCGTTCGCCAAGCGCTCAACATCGAGCGCGCCAATCTCGCCTCGATCGGCCTCGACCTCTGGTCCGACAAGATCAACGTCCGGCTGCGGGAGATAGCCTGATGCCCTTCCGCGGAATCCTCATCGCGATCCCGTTCGGCCTGACGTTTTGGGTGCTGCTCGGCAGCTTCGTCCGGAGGGTGTGGCCATGAGCGGGCCTCTCATCCTCGCGCTCGACTTGTCTAAGACGATGACCGGCGTCGCTTTCGGACGTCCCGGCGAGCGCCCCACGCTGCTGTCTCTCCCCGGCAAGGACATCGAGACGGCCGCCGCCATGGCCAAGCTTGGGACGTGGCTGATTGAGTTCTGCCGCGTGTCCAAGCCCGACTGGCTCTATTACGAGGCGGCGCTCGGCATCATCCCTGGCGAGTACGACCCGGAGGAGAAGCGGGTCAAAGCCAAGGGCAATCCGCAGACCACCATCACGCTCGCGAAGATGACCGGCGTGGTCGAGTTCGTTGCGGAGATGAAGAAGATTCGGTGGCGAACCGGAAAGGTGCAGACGGTCCGGAAGACCTTCGTCGGTCATGGCTACCCGCCCAACCCGAAGAAGCACGTCAAGGCGATGTGCGTGGAGCTCGGGTGGACACCGAAGAACACGGACGAGGCAGACGCGGCCGCTCTCTGGTCATGGTCCTGCATCCAGGTCGCACCGTCCCAGGCGCAGATCGTCACCCCCATGCAGCATCGGAAGGTCGCGGCCCTCATGGCCCCGGCCGGCGTCTTCGCGGAGGGGCGGCCATGACCGGACCCGTCCGTCTCCAGCTCTCGCGCCGCAAGGGCTTCGACCTGCAGGCGCTGTCGCAGGCCACGAACGGCCTGCCGGCGGTGAAGGTCACGCGGCCGGGCCCGTGGGGCAATCCGTTCTCGGTCCACCCGCACCACGAGCCTGGTCGAACATGGGGCATGCCGGGCTACCAGACTTTCAGCGTCCCAACGGCGGAAGATGCTGTCGAGTGCTTCCGCGAGATGATGACGGCCTCGGGTGAAACAGCCGAAGCTTTCCGGTCCGCGTTGCCAAAGCTCCGCGGCAAGAACCTCGCCTGCTGGTGCAAGGCAGGAGCGCCCTGCCATGCCGACGTGCTGATCGATCTGGCGAACCGGCCGGTTTGCGAGGTGCTGTCATGAGCGCCCCCGACCCATTCGCCGACCTGCAGACGCTTCCGGGCGGCGCGTTTATGGCGGCATGCATCGACGCGGTCGAGCAGCAATGCGCGACGCTCAGGGCGCGCGAGCGTTCGGCTCAGGCGCGCGGCCAAGGCGTCTACAAGGAGCACCTGCGCGAGGCCGCGTTGCTCGCCGCGAGCGCGGAAATGCTGACCACGCTCAAGGCCGATGGCGAGGGTGCCTCAGCTTTCGGGCGCCAGGTTCCGGCCGTCGTGGTCAAGGCGGTGACAGCCGGAAAACGTGCCTTCCAGCAAATCGACAGGGGAGCGTGATGTACCTCAAGGGCCACATGTATATCACTCCGGTCGGTCAGCGCCGGGCGAAGCAAATCCGAGAGCTCGCCGATCAGGGCAAGTCACCGGTCGAGATCGCGCGCGTGATCGGCATCAATCGCCAGCGTGTCTGCAAGATCGCGGAGCGTTATGCGATCCCGCTCAGTCGGCACAATTCCCGGCGCGTCACCGCTTATGTCAGCCTGCGCCGTGCCGGGACCATCCAGACGCTTGCTGACGAGGCCAAGGTCAGCCCTGCCGTGATGGTCGACTATGCCGTCCGGCTTCTGGTCGACGATGGGATCGACGCCGCCCGCAAGCGTCTCGGCAAGCTCTCCACCCCGACGAAGCAGTACAACAAGGCCAAGACGCTCCAGGTGCAGCCATGAGCGGCGCCTACGATCCAGACGTTCAGGAATGGATCGACAGGGCGCGCAGTTCGTCTGACCTGCTGTCTCTCGCTCAGGAGCGTGGAGCGGTGCTGAAGCGCTCAGGCGGGGAGTGGCAGGGGCCATGCCCCGTCTGCGGAGGCACCGACCGCTTCTCGGTCAATGAGCGCGAGCGCGTCTTCAACTGCCGCGGCGCGGAGGGCGGCAGCGCGATCGACATGGTGATGCACCTCGACGGCGTCTCCCTGATGGAGGCGTGCGAGATCATCAATGGAGAACCACCGCCTGGGCGCGACTCCAACGTCGTTCCGCTCGATCCGTCCATCGTCAAGGAACGGCGCGAGGAACGGAAGGACCGGGACCTTGCTCGGGAAGAGCGGGAGACGAAGCGCAAGGAGACCGATCGCGAGCGTGCCGCGCGCATCTTCGACCGTTGCCAGTATCTGCTCGGCACCGACGGCGACGCCTATTTCCGCCGGCGCAAGATCACGATGTCCGCGGATATGTGCGTCGACATCCGCTTCGCGCCGTCGCTCGAATACTGGGGCAATGTCGAAGGCGAGGAAAAGCTCAAGCTGCTGGGCGAATTCCCCTGCGTCGTTGCCGCCATCCGCGCGCTCGATGACACCATCATCGGAATCCACCGGACCTACCTCGACGCCCGCGAGCCGAAGAAGCTCGAGCCCCCCGGCGATCGACGGCTGAACGCGGCCAAGAAGGTCTATGCCGAGTGGAAGGGCGGCGCGATCCGCATGTCGCCGGCGCGCGCCTGCATGGCGAGCGGAGAAGGCATCGAGACCTGCGCCTCATGGTGGCAGATGGATGCCGGCCCGGATGACGTCGGTCTCTGGTGCGCCGTGTCGCTCGGCAATTTGTCTGGCGAGCCTACCGGGCGCCTCCCGCATCCGCGCCCGAACGGCAACATCAAGACCATCATGAATGGGACGCCCGACATGGCGCGTCCGGGCCTGCTGCTCCCGTCCGAGGTCAAGGAGCTCATCCTGCTCGGGGACGGCGATTCCGACACTTACGCGACCCACGCTGCGCTTCTCACCGGCGCCCGGCGCTTCCGGCAGCAGGGCATCACGCCCTTCGTGCACTTCGCGCCGAACGGTCTCGATTTCAACGACCTGCTCCTGGGGCGCGAACCGAAGAGGGCGGCATGACCACCATCGTCGTCTGCGGCGGCCGTTCGTATGGGCTGGTGCCGGACCACATCCCTGATGGGCTGCGGCTGCAGTATGAGGCCGCGGCGGAACGCGAGCGCGGTCGCCTTGTGGCCGTTCTGGACGCTGCGGTGGCGCGCCTCGAGCTTTCTCGTCTGGCTTGCGGCGATGCCACTGGCGCCGATGCTCTGGCTGCTGCGTGGGCTGAGAGCAAGGATATTCCGTTCAAGGTCTACGTCGCGGACTGGCCCGCTTTCGGCAACGCCGCGGGACCAAAACGCAATGGCGTGATGCTGAAGGAGGAACAGCCGTCCGCCGTCATCGCGTTCCCCGGCTCCCGCGGCACCCGCGATTGCTGCCGCCAAGCCGAAAAGCTCGGCATCACGGTCTACAAGGTGGATTGGTCGTGACGGTTCGCATCATCAACGCCGACATGCGCGACGCCGTGGACTCGATCCCTGACGAAAGTGTCGACTGCATCGTGACCGATCCGCCCTATGGCGAAACTTCCCTGCGCTGGGACAAGCGCGTCCCGGGCTGGCCGCGTCTGGTTCGACGCGTCCTCAAGCCGACTGGCAGCATGTGGGTCTTTGGGTCGCAGCGGATGTTCCTGGAGACGGCGGACGAGTTCGCTCGTTGGCGCCTTGCGCAGGATGTCGTCTGGGAAAAGCACAACGGATCAGGCTTCGCTGCGGATCGTTTCAAGCGTGTCCATGAACTGGCCCTGCAATTCTATCGCGATGACGCTCCGTGGGGTGGTGTCTACAAAGCCGTCCAGACCACTCCAGACGCGGTCTTCCGCTCCGTAGTCAGGCGCCGCGGGCCAACGCATGCGGGGGAGATAAAGCCCGGCTCGTACAAATCGTATGACGGCGGCGACCGCCTGATGCGTAGCGTGATTTTTGCTCGCTCGGAGCACGGATCGGCAGAGCACCCGACGCAAAAGCCACTGGCTATCGTTGAGCCTCTTCTGCTTTTCGCCTGCCCGCCGGGAGGCACTGTCCTCGACCCGTTCGCCGGTTCCGGCACGACAGGTGTTCTCGCCAATCGCCACGGCATGGATGCGATCCTGATCGAGGGCGATGAGTCATTCGTGCCTGTCATACGCGCTCGCATTGATGGTGATGCCCCGCTCTTGGCGCCTCTACGAGGCTCCGCAGCATGATCCACGCGCCACCACCGATCGAGGACTTTGAGACGTTCGAGACGCGGGCGATGGCGATGCTGCGCTCGTTCAAGCTGCGCGCGTCGTTCGTCCATGACGTGATCGGGAACAAGCCGCCCAAGCGCGACTGGATCGTCAAGGGCGCTCTTCTCGCTCGCACCATGCACCTCGTGATCGGGGAGCCTGGGTGCGGCAAGTCCTTCCTCACTCTTGATCTCGCCTGCACGTTGGCGCTGGCCGCGGCGAAGGGAGAGAAGGAAGTCGAGTGGTTCGGCCGCAAGTGCAAGCCATGCGGCATCGTGTACCTTGCCGGCGAGGGGCAAGACGACTTCATCATCCGCATCCATGCGTGGCTGCAGGAGCATGACCTGCCATCAGATTTCCGGTGGCCATTCCTTCTCGTCCCGGTCGCGATCGACCTGCGCTCGGAGGCGCACCAGACGACAGACCTGATCGCCGACATCAAGACAGCGGACGAAATGATGCGGGCGGAGTTCGGCGTCGGTGTGGGGATCGCCTTCGTCGACACGGTCAACAAGAGCTTGGCCGGTGGGGACGACGTGAAGTCGGAGGTGGTCGGGGCCTTCCTGCGCAACTGCAAGAAGATCCAGGACGAATGCGAGACGGCGGTGGCCGGCGTCCACCATACACCGAAGGCCGGGGGCTCGCTCGACCCCCGAGGACACGGTTCGCTCAAGGGCGACAATGACGGCCAGTGGTTCGTCTCCCCAGCCTTCAATGGTCGCCCGAACCAGTGGCAGATCACGCGCCTGAAGGCCGGCCCGACGGGCGCTCGGCACGAATTCCGCTTGCGACAACGCGAGGTTGGCGAGGACGAGGACGGCGACGCGATTACCTCCTGCGTCGTGACCGCGTTGGGCACCGATCCGTCCATGCAGCTCGCGGAGATGCACGACGCGGCATCCGAGCTCAAATCCCGGCAGGCGAGCATGACGCCGGATGGCCGCGTGATCCTGGGGCCGAACCTGACGATCGCGATGAAGGCGCTGCAGGCCGCGATCGAGGAGAAGGATCAGGCGGTGCCGTTCGAGGCCCGCGCGCCCCACGGACGCCGCGGCGTGACGATGCAGCAATGGCTCGACGAGATGATCCGGGTGATGCCCGGCGACGACAAGAACGACGCCAAGTTCCGCGATCGGTGTCGGAAGGCGAGGGACGCCGCATCGGTCACTCTGTCGAACCGCAGCATCATCGGCGTTGGCGACAAGTGGGTGTGGCGCACGGAGCGGCGCGTCCTCCATGTAGACCGGGATAATTCCGAACCGACCGCGCTGAATTCCGCAGAGGCGGCCGCGAATTCCGATTTCGCCAAGGCGACTTCCGAACTCCCTGACGGCTTTCAATTCTGATGAAGGGCGATGACATGGACGACACGGGCTTCGTCACCACCCCGATCGCTGGCTTCGAAGGCTGGGTTACCGACCTCCAGGAGCGGATCGACGCGATAGGCGAGGGCGACGTTCCGCTTGAGTGGACGCCCGAGCATGTCGGCGCCCGCATGATCGAGGCCTACGATACGCTGCGGGTCAGCTGCGGGCATGTCGGGCCCAAAGCGTTCGGCAATGGCTGGCCAGAGATGATGCGCGAGTTCGCGGACCTCGTGGACCCGGACGCGCAGAAGAACCATGCGGCCGAACGGAGCTCGAGCCGCAGCCGGCCGTCGTCCGAGGCCATCTCCCGCATGAACGAGGCTCTAGGCTGGCCGCGGCGCTTCCTCGATGGCGAGGTGCTGAAAGCCGATGCGCTGATGCTCTGGACCTATGCCAAGGCGCACGACTTCGACATTTCCCGGCTGCTGCACCTGAGGAAGCGCCGGGCTCTGGCCATTGCCGCAGAGATGGAGCGCCGGGCCAATGCGCGGCCGCACCCGGGAGACACGCGCCCGATCAATGAGCAGTGGCGGCAGGAGCTGCGATCGATCCTGAGTTCGGAGGTCGTGTCCTGGGCCAACAGCGCCATGGCTGTCTCACCCCGCTCCGAGCACGTCGACATCCGCCATGAGGCGCAGCAGCGCTTCAACGCCGCCTGCAAGGCGTTCCACTGCCATCCGACCAAGGTCAGCCCCAAGACCGCGCTCCCCAACCGCGTCATGGCCCGCTCGACCCTCGACTACCTGCGCAAGCAGGCCATGCAGATCGTCGCAACCAGGCTCCGCCGCGCCGGCGTGGCCGTCAGGTGAAGGAGGAGGAGATGGCTGAAGCAACCGAAGGGTCTGCCGGCGAATTCTGCGGCTGGGCGACGAAGACAGACGGATCGCGAGTCGCTCTCTCCGCTGATGAGGCGAAGGCGCTGTTTGAGGCCTGCGAAGCCGCTCGGGCCAAGACCGAGGCTGACATGCCAACGGAGAAATCCGCTCTCAACGAACTGTCCCGGGCATTCCACCGATTGAAAGATTTCGGCTGGCGCGAAGCGGTCTACTGCCCGAAGGACGGCAGCGAGTTCGAGGTCATCGAGGCCGGCTCGACTGGCGTCTTCCGCTGCCGATACGATGGCACATGGCCCAACGGCATGTGGATGACCTTCGACGACAGTGACGTCTATCCATCGAGTCGCGCGCCGCTGCTGTTTCGCCTTATGCCAGAAGCGCAAGCCGAACACGACCGCAAAATGGCTGAGGCGGTCAAAAGGTTCCACGCGGAGGAGGGCAAGCCATGACCCCCACCCGCAGAGGCATCTTCGGCTTCCTCGCCGGCGCCCCGGTCGCGGTCGCCACGGCGAAGGAGCAGCAGCCCGAGCCCGAGTTCTTCGTCGGGCAGGTGAGGGCGGTTCACAGCCACTACGAGACGGCCATTGTGCCGCGTTACGCGACCTGGAGCAGCAACGGCCAAGGCTATTCGCAGATGATCCCGGCAACCGAGGTCGTCTCCGTCACCCGCCACGAGCAGTGGAGCGGCACCGAGTGGCTGCCGATCGACCAGCCCAAGGGGGAGGAGCCGTAATGAGCAGCCCCGTGCCGACCGCGCCGCTCCCGGAGATCGGAGCAGGCGCCCCGCGCAACGAGTACGCCAGCCCGACGGGCAATCTGCGGCACGTGCAGCGTCTCCAGCCCTCAACAAGGCTCGCGGGCCGGATGGAGTACGTCCTGCACCTGCAGCAGGAGTTCAGCGTCCGGACTTTTGCCGACTCCTACTTCGTCGACCAGCGCCTCGAATGGCGCGACGTCCCCGTCGTGATCGAGCCCACCCACACAGAGGAGAGCAAGGATGAGGCTTAGCTCCATCGACTGGCAGAAGACCTTGCAGTCTCAGATGACGAAAGGCGGCGAGCACCAGCACGCCTGCGGCTGTATCGGTCCTCAGAACGGACAGCCCCTGTGCCCCTGCAAGATGCGCGGGGTCGAGATCAAGGACGGGCGCTACGTGATGCCTGTGCGCGATCTCGGGCCGGTCAGTCCATGGGACGAGGACCCCCGCCCATGACCCTATCCCCAGAGGAACGAGCGCGGGAACTGATCTTCGCGCTCGAAGCGACGACATCCAACGATGTCATTACGAGCGCTCGTCAGAGAGCCCTCATCGCCACCGCCATCCGCGAGGCGTACGCGGACGGTCTTCGCGAAGGGCTGAAGCAGTCGAAAGGCGGAGAGTCGGTCGATTTCTCTGCCGCGAATTTCCACAACCTCTCCGGTGGCGCGGTCGGCAGCCCTGGTGACCAGTTCACGCTCCTCTCGAAACCCAAGGACTGACCATGGACGCGCAAGGATGCAGTCGGAAAGGCAAATGGTTCGGGGGATGTCGGTTCGAGCCTCGTTATGACGTCGGAGAACCGGACATCTCTAAACTCGGCAAAATCGAGCACTATCTCTCGGACGCCGCGGAGATCGTCCAAGCCTGCCGGCCCTCGACCTACATCCACGACATTTGTGTTCGCTGCGGCAAGGTCGCGACCCAGCCACCTCCCACCATCAAGGAGACCTGAAGCATGAAGGCTCCCTTCACTCTCATGCGGTCGAACCAAAAGTGGCCTGTCGAAGTCTCGCCGTTCACCCCATATCGCCAAGGCATCGAGTCCCTCGACGTCGCGAAGGGCTTGGCTAGCATCCGCCATCGCGAGTGTTGGGACCGAGTAGCCATCGTGGATGCCGAAGGCAGCATCTGCCACATAGAAGGCTTCCTTGAGGCGACCCCCATACCTTGCCGGTTCGGTTGATACAGGGCGCCTCCGGGCGCCTTTTTCATGCTCGGTCATTGTTGCAATTTGCGATACGACTACCCCCTCAATGACCCCGTAGCGTTCCACTTCCCGCAACAATAATTCGCTGTTGCCCAACCCCCGTTTTCACCCCATCACGTCGACATCGTCGCGAAAGTGTCGCCCGCAGGTCATTCCTCCCCGAACCTGTCAAGCGAGAACTCACCCCTCGGCCCGTGGTTTCAACAGCCACAATTTCGCATGCGGCTACCACCTCTATGACGAGGTAGCACTTCGATCGGCCCATCGCGACGAACCACTTGCGCCCAGACGAAAAATCAGGGCAAACATCGCGAAGCAGCCCTCTCGGAACCACTACCTATAGTCCGAAGGGCGCTCGGTAGCGCCGGCAGGCGCGCTACCAGTAACGGTTCAGGGCGACACGCCCACCACCGCTCACCCGGTCTCTCTGGCCGCCAACGATTCAGGATAGAGCTCTACGACATGCGGCCTCGGAAATTTCGAGGCTAGATTCGGAAAGCTCAGAATCCTTCCCATCGCCGGTCTTCTTCCGGAGGTTCACGCGCCTCCTCCGGTGAGAGTCTAAAAGGCGCAATTTTCGATTTTTCGCGACGCCGCGAAGCGCAGAGGTGCTCATGCCCGCCAAGGGGCAAACCAAATTCACCGAGGCGCTGGGCGAAGAGATTTGCGACCGCATCGCCAACGGTGAAAGCATCCGCAAAATCGCAGCATCCGACCACATGCCCGACGTGGCGACGATCATGCGGTGGCTCGATGCCGACGTAGCTTTCGCGCACAAGTACGCGCGCGCACGCGACATCCAGGGCGACTACATGGATGCTCTGGTGCTCGACACGGCTGAGGCCAGCACGCCGGCGACCGCCGCCTCTGACCGCGTGAAGATCGACGCCTACAAATGGCGCGCGGCGAAGTTGAAGCCGAAGAAGTACGGCGACCGCACGCACCACGAGCTCACGGGCGCCAATGGCGGCCCGATCAGGACGCAGGAGCTGAGCCATTACAGCGACGAGAGACTTGCTGCTCTCGCGGCTCTCATCGGTGCGGATACCGACGCTCGCGGAAGTACAAGCGGAGATCCAGAGGCGAGCAGCGCAGAAGGCGCTTGAGCAGGAGATCGCCCAGAGCGGCGCGTCGCTTGCGAGCTTCGTGAGGGCGGCCTGGCACGTCATCGAGCCGGGCAACCCGTATGTGCCGAACTGGCATATCGATGCCATGTGCGAGCACCTCGAGGCGGTGACGGCCGGCGACATTACGAGACTGCTGATCAACGTCCCGCCGGGCTCGTCGAAATCGACCATCGTCGGCGTGATGTGGCCGTGCTGGGAATGGGCGATCGGGCTGGCGCATTATCGCTACCTCGGAACGTCGCACTCTGAGCGGCTTGCGATCCGCGACAACCTGCGCTGCCGGCGCCTGGTCGAATCCGACTGGTATCAATCGCGCTGGCCGATGGCGCTGGCGCGAGATCAGAACGCGAAGGGGAGGTTCGAGAACCTGAGCGGAGGCTTTCGCGAGGCCATGCCGTTCACATCGCTGACCGGCTCTCGCGGCGACCGCGTGATCCTGGACGACCCCCTTTCGGTCGATGACGCCAATTCGGAGGTCGAGCGCGACAACGTCAACACGACGTTCCGGGAATCACTCCCGACGCGCCTCAACAACCCGAAGGACAGCGCGATCATCGTCGTGATGCAGCGCCTGCATGAGGACGACGTCTCCGGCCTGATCCTGTCGAAGGATTTCGGCTACGAGCACCTGATGATCCCGATGGAGTTCGAGCCGGAGCGCCGGTGCGTGACGTCCATCGGCTGGGTCGACCCGAGAAAGAAGGACGGGGAGCTGATGTTCCCCGAGCGCTTCCCCCGCGAGGTGGTCGAGCGCGACAAGGTTCTGCTGGGCGCCTACGCGTCGGCAGGGCAGTTCCAGCAGCGCCCGGCGCCGAAGGGCGGCGGCATCATCAAGCGGGACATGTGGGAGCTCTGGGGCAACCCGGACGATCTTGATGATCCGGCGTTCCGTGTCTTCCCGGCGTTCGACCTCATCGTCGGCTCGCTGGACTCCGCCTACACCGAGAAGGAGCAGAACGACCCCTGCGCCATGACGCTCTGGGGCGTGTTCCGCGACAAGCACGATGTGCCGCGCGTGATGCTGATCACGGCATGGCGCGAGCGCCTCGATTTCCATCCCCTGGTCGAGAAGACGCACGCGACCTGCAAGCGCTTCAAGGTCGATCGGCTGCTGATCGAGTCGAAGGCCACGGGGATCTCGGTCGGGCAGGAGCTGACCCGGCTATACTCGAACTATGGCTACTCGGTCGAGCTGATCGACCCCAAGGGACAGGACAAGGTGGCGCGGGCCTATGCGGTCCAGCCGATCTTCGAGAACGAGACGGTGTTCGCCCCCGAACGCTCATGGGCGGACATGGTCATCACCGAGTGCGAGCAGTTCCCGCGCGGCAAGCACGACGACCTGGTCGACACCGTGACGCAGGCGCTGCGCTGGCTCCGCGACCGCGGCTTCCTCGTCCGCACGGATGAGCATCAGGCCGCGCTCCATGAGGCGTCCATGCACCGCGGCGCCGGCCCGAAGCCGCTCTACCCCGGCATGCGCCGGCCCTGATCAAGGAGGACGAAGATGGGCATCGAGTTCCACCCGGTCCTTGATGACCAGTCGCGACGCGCTCAGGAGGCGGCCGTTCGGGAGTTGCAGCAGCGCCGCTATCTCGACGAAGCGACGCGCAACCACCCCGTCATGAATTCTCCCCGAGCCTCCGCCTACCGCGAAGCCGTCCAGCGCAGCCCATCCGCCCAGCGGCGCGCCCGCAACGCGCGGCCAAACACGAAGGAGACGTGAGATGGCGAAGGAACCGAAGAAGACCGAGGCCGATGTGGCGAGGGAACTGATCACCGGGAAGGTGGAGGTGCAGCCCGAGCCCAAAGCCAGCAAGGTCGAGGACCGCCTCGCCGCGCTGGAGGCCTACGTCAAGGCCAACGCCAAGGCGAACGGCTGGCCTGAGTTCGAGGGGTGACCATGCAGCAATGCGCGCTTTCTCAGGGCGACCGAAAGACGGTGCTCTGGATCGACGAGCGCGGCGCGAAGCCTGGAGCCAGCGTCGAGCTGATCGGCGACGGATTCTGGCGCGTGGACGAGGTCTATGCGTTCGGCATGGATGCCACCGCGGTCCGCGAGAAGCAGCGGCTTGATCGCGGTTCCTTGCCAAGCATCATCGGTGCCAAAGGCTAGATTCCCCAGCGAATGCGCGTCTGACTACATGGCATTTGATGTCAGGCGCATTCTTGTCGCTGGGGTAGGGTTCGACGAGGCACAGGGCCGGGGGATGTTCCTAGCCGGCCTCGTCGTTCAGTTCATGCGGCGGCTTCGGCCGGCAGGGGCGTCAAGCGCCGGAAGCGTCTGCCCTTCAGTGGGAAAATCTACCGGCCCGCATGAAGTTCTCAGCCCCGCCCTAACCGGCGGGGTTTTTCTTTCAGCACGAAGGACGAAGAAGATGATGGGCCTCTCCAAGGGCGCCGATGTCGCGCGCCGGTATCAGAATGACGCCTCCAACACCGCAGTGGCGAAGCCCGCTTCAGGGCTCTCCGCTGCGATCATGGGCGCCAGAGAGAACCTCGGGCACGCGTCGAGGCTGCTGGGGCGCCTGATCGCGCTCAATGACGCTGTTGGAGGCTCAACCCCCGCCACTGACAGCGCGGAGGGCAAGAGTCTCCCAGCAATGGGCCACATCGGCCAGCTCAACGAGACGAACACGTCGATGTCGTCGGTTCTCTCTTCCATCGAGGAGGAGCTGCGGCGGCTTGAGGGGCTCGTGGGCTGACGATGCTCACGGTCAAGCACATCACGCCCGAGGGGGAGACGACCTTCGGGGTGGAGCGCGTGGTGTTCGACAAGGCGCGCAACACGGTGTTCGCGGACCAGATGCCGATCACGACCGGCCGCGTCTTCGTCATGAACGACAAGGGCGCGACCGTGGCGAAGTACGAGCTCGACCCGAGCCGATGACCACCCGCGCGCTCGACGTGATCGCGATCAGCCGGAGCCGCGGCGTCGCGGTGTTGAGCGACGGGAACCAGGCGATGGTCGCCACATGGCTCGGTGACGATGGCGAGGAATGCGAGGCGCCCGATGCGCTCGTGGCTGTCGTGCACGCCCGTGACGACCTCTGGATCGTCGTCGACCTGAGCGACTTCGCCGTAGCGACCTATCATTGAGGATCACATGCGCATCTCCGTGAACGTGCCGGACCGCGTGATCGTGGTCGACGGGCATCCCGTGACCTTTGCGGTCGAGACTGCGCCCGAGGGCGTGCGGACGGCCTACTACGACACGGATGTTTTCGAGGGCGCCGTGACGGGTACGGACGGTCGATCCGACATCATCCGTGACCCGGCCGGGATCGCCCCATGGGTCGCCATCTGGACGCTGGAGCTCGGCAAGCGGCTGGACGGCATCGCCAAGGCCCTCGCCGTCGCCAGCGATGGTTTCGCCGCCTACGAGGCCGATCGCCTGAAGCGCGAGGCGCAGGACGCGGCCGACCTTGAAGAGCGCTCCAAGCTCGCCGCGCAGCAGCACTCCAATGCGATCGAGAGCGAGGTTCTCCGCGTTATCGAAGAGATGGCCAAGGGCTGACCTGACACGCCATGGTCCCGTCCAGCGTCCACCACCTGCGTCAGCCGGCGCCGGAACCCGCGCCGCTGGGCGACGACCTGACGATCGACCTTGGCGCCATCGTTCCGGACGACACGAAGCCGTCGGTTGAGATCCCGACCGAGGACGGCGGCGTCATCGTCCATTTCGGCAAGATCGGGCAGGTCGAGCCGTCCGATGGCCACGACGAGAACCTTGCGGAGAAGCTTGGCGAAGCGGTTCTCTCCATCATCGCCGAAGACCTCATGCAGGGGATCGAGGCGGACATCCAGTCGCGGCAGGAATGGCTCCAGCAGCGCGCAGACGGGCTTGAGCTGCTTGGCCTGAAGCTCGACAGCCCGAAGCCAGACACGGCCGGCTCCTCGGCTCCGCTGGAGGCGATGTCCACCGTCCGGCATCCGCTTCTGCTTGAGGCGGTACTGCGGTTCCAGGCCAACGCCCGCGGCGAGCTGCTGCCGGCCGATGGCCCCGTCAAGATCAGGGTGGACGACGTGTCCGGCGCTCCGACGCCCGATGCCGAGCGTGAGGAAGATAAGCAGGCGCAGCAGCTCGAAACCGACTTCAACTATTACCTGACCACCACGGCCAGCGAGTACTATCCCGACACCGACCGCATGCTCCTGATGGTCGGGTTCGGCGGCTGCGGCTTCAAGAAGGTCTACCACTGCCCGCTGCGCCGGCGCCCGGTCTCCGAGTCGGTGGACGCTGCGGACCTGATCGTCTCGCACGGCGCGACCGACATGCGGAACGCTGCTCGGGTCACGCATCAGATCACGATGCGCCCGAGCGTGCTCAAGCGCATGCAGATCATGGGCGCCTATCGCGAGACGGAGCTCGGCTCGGCCCCGTTGCTGCAGCAGAGCCCGGTCGAGCAGATGATCGACGACATCCAGGGCACAACCCCGCAGGCAAGCTACCGCGAGGCAGATCAACCGCGCACGCTCTACGAGAGCTATTGCGAGATCGACGTGCCCGGCTACGAGCACGAGGAGAACGGGAAGCCGACCGGTCTCCCGCTCCCGTTCAAGGTCACCATCGACAAGGACAGCCGGCGCATCCTTGAGCTTCGGCGCAACTGGAAGGAAGGCGACGAGCTTTACGAGGCCAAGCGGACCTTCGTGAAGTACCCCTTCGTCCCGGGCCTCGGCTTCTACGACATCGGCCTGCTGCACATCCTCGGGAACACCACGACTGCGGTCACTGCTGCGTGGCGCGAGGCGCTCGACGCCGGCATGTTCGCCAACTTCCCCGGGGGCCTGATCGACAAGGACGCGGTCCGCCAGAACACCAACGAGTTCCGTGCAGGTCCGGGTTCCTTCGTCCCGGTGCAGACCAACGGCAAGCCGATCACCGGCATGGTGATGCCGTTCCCGTACAAGGAACCGGGCCCGGGCCTGCTGGCACTGACCAAAGACATTGCCGAGACCGGACAGCGCGTTGGCGGCACGGCAGAGCTTCCGGTCGGGGAGGGGCGCCAGGACGCACCGGTCGGCACGACGATCGCGATGATCGAGCAGGCGACCAAGGTGCTAGACGCCGTCCACAAGCGGCTGCACCAGGCGCAGGCCGAAGAATTCGGGCTGCTCAAGGAGAAATTCGAGGAGGACCCCGAGTCCTTCTGGCGCTTCAACCGGCGCCGCAAGAAGGCGCAGCCGTGGGACGTCGCGCGCTTTCAGGCCGCGCTTGAGAACACCGATCTGGTGCCGGCCGCCGACCCGAATACCTCCTCGCACGTCATGCGGATCATGAAGGCGCAGGCCGTCTACCAGATGGCCGCCGCCGACCCGCAGTTCTTCGACAAACGCGAGATCTACATCCGCACGCTCGGCACGCTCGGCATCAACAACCCAGAGGCGCTGTTCGCCAAGCAGCAGGCCACGCCGCCGCAGCAGCCCGATCTTGCGGGGCAGGGCGCAATGCTCATGGGGCAGGCAGCCGTCAAGGAAGCCGAGGCCAAGGTCGCCGGCGTGGCCGTTCAGCGCGAGAAGGTCGCGGTCGAGGCGCGCAAGGTCGACGTCAAGCAGGCGACCGACATGGCCGGCATCCGTTCGAAAGAGAAGATCGAGATCATGCGGACCGCCGCAGATATCGCGCAGAACCCGACTGCCGAGCCGGTGGTCGACGCATTCATCGACGAGCAGGGGCGCAGCGTCGTCCCGGCGTCGCCAGCAGCCATCCCCGGGTGATCGAGGGCGACCGACATGAAGAGCTACAAGGACGAAGCGAAGTCGATGAACAGCGCGAAGCTGAAGCGCATGGGCATCGACGGCGAGACCGAGAACGGCCTCTACGGCTCCGAGAAGCTGCCCAAGATGCTCCCGACCGGCGACAAGGCCACGGTGAAGCGCAAGGGTTTCGCGACAGGCGGCGTGGTCGAGGGCGATGAGACGACCCAGCGCCTGGATCGAGCGCGGCGCGGCAAGACCAACATCAACATCATGCTGCCAAACGGCCAGCCCGCGACCTTCCCGGAGGAGGGCGCCAACTACCAGCGCCCGTCACTCCCGGCCTTCGGCTCGCCGCCTTCGATGCCGCCTCCGGGCTCTGATGGTGCCCCGCCCATGATCACGCCTCCGGGCGGCGGTGGTGGCGGTCCTGCTCCGATGCTTGGGGGTGGTGGCGGTGGCCCGATGCCCCAGCTGCAGGGCGGCGGTGGTCCGCCCCCGGTCGACTTCGGCGCCGGCAATGGCGGCAACAGTTCCGGCAACTTCAAGCGCGGCGGCCGCGCCTACAAGACCGGCGGTGCGGTGAAGATGGACGCCGGCGCCGGCAGCGGCGAGGGGCGCCTGGAGAAAGAGCGCAAGTACGGCAAGAACGCCGGCCCGGTGCGCTGATCGGTCGTGAGCGCCCACGCTGAGTTCAGGTCCGAATTGATCGCCCGGATCGAGAAGGAACTCGACGGTCTTGCCACCAATCTGGTCGGCGGGAGCGCGCAGTCCTTCGACGACTACCAGCGGACCGTTGGCCGGGCTGACGGTCTCCGGTCCGTGATCGACCTGATCACCGAAGTCACGAAGCACGTCGAAGAAAGGATACGACGCTGATGAATGCCGCCTCCAATGTGATGAGGATGAGCCACGACGCTGACCCAAGGGCCGCGCTGAACGATGCAGTCGGCGACCTGTCCGGTGTCGAGCTCTTCCACAACCAGGTGCTGGTCGCGACCTACAAGCGCCCCGAGAAGACCGCGGGCGGCATCTTCCTCACGGACGGCACCCGCAAGGAGGACGAATACCAGGGCAAGGTCGGACTCGTGCTCAAGAAGGGCCCGATGGCCTTCGTGGACGACCGTTCCATCTCCTTCCACGGCCAGAACGTCGAGGTCGGTGACTGGGTCGCCTATCGGCACTCCGACGGCTGGGCGCTCAACGTCAACGGCACGCACTGCCGCGTGATCGAGGACAGCCACGTCCGCGCCCGCATCGACAATCCCGACCGGATCTACTGAGCCCGGCCGTTCACCGCCAACGAGGAGCCCTCATGGCAGACGAAGACAGCAAGGAGGTCGTCGTCACGCTCGACGAGCCGACCACCGAAGTGAAGGTGGAGACGTCGAAGCCCGACGTCGCCGCCGAACCGAAGGTCGAAGCCGTGGGCGCCGCAGCCCCGGAGAACGACCGCCCGCAGACCGCAGAGCAGGGGAAGGAAGACCTCGCCGCCCAGCTGAAGGCCGCGCGCGAGACCGCAGATGCCGAGCGCCGGGCCCGAACCGAAGCCGAGCGCGAGGCACACGAAGCCCGCGAGGCCGCCACCCGCAGCCAGAACGACGCGGCCACCCGTCAGGCTCAGGTCGTCGACGGTGCGATCGAGAGGGTCGGGCTCGAAATCGAGCAGGCTCGGGGGGCTTATCGCGCCGCCATGGAGTCCGGTGACTACGACGCCGCCTCGACAGCGCAGGTCGCGATTTCGGAGGCCACCGCCAAGCGCGTGCGGCTGCAGGAAGCCAAGGCCAGCATCGAGAGCGCCCGCGGTCGCCCGACCAGCCACGAGGGGCGCGTCGACCGGCAGCCAGCCGCAACGCCGCAGGAGCCGGCCAACCAGTTCGAGGCCTACGTTTCGAAGCTCACCCCCGCATCGCAGGCATGGGCCCGGCAGCACCCGGCTTACTTCACCGACCCGAAACAGTTGAAGCGCGTCGTCGCCGCTCACACTGCGGCCGATGCCGAGGACATCGGGTTCGACACGCCCGAGTACTTCCAGTTCCTGGAGGAACGCCTCGGACTGAGGCAGCCGCCAGCGGCCGCTGCGCAGACCGAGACGCGGCGGCCGGCCGGCGCAGCCGTGGCCGCCCCAGTCGCTCGCGACAGTGTCGCCGGGGGCGCCCGCATCTCGAGCAACTCCGTTCGCCTCACGGCCGCTCAGGTCGAAGCTGCTCAAATCGCCGGGCTGTCGGTCGAGCAGTACGCCCGCAACCTCGTCGATCTTGACCGTGAGGGCGCGTTCAACCGCGACCGCTACGCCGCCAACTGAGCCGGCCCAGACAGACCTTCAAGGACAATCCGTCATGAACAACGACGACCTCTTGCAGGGCGGCGAAGGGGAACCTGCGCCCGCCATTCCCAGCCGCGCCCGCAATGCCGCGCCGCTTCGTTCCGCTACCCGCTCCGACCCGCGCCAGGAACCGGCGCCCGGCGAGCGGCTGGTGCGGCAGCGCACGCAGCACACCGACAAGTTCTACGTCGACCCGGGCAAGATCCCAGCCGACGTGTCGTACGAATACAAGCGCGTCTCGTGCCTGGGGCAGAGCGACCCGTTTTACGAGCAGGACCTCGCCGCCAACCACTGGACGCCGGTGCCGGCCTCTCGCCACCCCGAGCTCATGGCCGGCAGTTCCGAAGGCTCGATCGTGCGCGAGGGCCTCATGCTGATGGAGCGCCCGAAATACCTCACCGATGAGGCACGCGCCGAAGACGACGAAGCCGCGGCCGAACGCGTCCGCTCGCAAGCCAAGCGCGTCATGCAGACCCCGGAAGGCACGCTTTCTCGCGATGCCGACCCGCGGACTCGGGCGCGCATCAGCACCCGTCACGAGGCGATGGCGATCCCGGAGTGACCCTCCGCCCACCGCAGACAGTTCCCAACCGCCGGAGCGAGCCGCTCCGGTTTCATCCCGCTCGCTTCGTCAGAGCCTGACTTCGCGCGCACGCACCAGAGGAGAGGACCGAGATGGCGAACACTTCCGCCCCCTTCGGCTTCCAGCAATGGTCCGGCACCGGCTCGACGCCCACGTACGAGCAGGTCTCCGGCCCGATCGCCTACGACAACACGACCAAGATCTACTCCGGTGACCCGGTGTCGATCGATCCCACGACCGGCAACCTTGTGCAGGCCACGGCAGGCACGGCGCCCATCGCCGGCATCTTTGTGCAGTGCAAGTATTCGTCGGTGTCCCGCAACGGCCAGACCGTGTGGGCGACCTATTGGCCGGGTGCCGATGCCATCTCCGGTACCGTGCTCGGCTTCTACGTCAACGACCCGAACGCGGTCTGGCTCGTCCAGTCGACCGGTGCGTCGCCGGTGGCACAGGCCAATGTCGGCGAGAACATCCAGTTCACGCTCGGCACCGGCAACACCTCGACGGGGCAGTCGGGCGCGAGCGTTACCTTTTCCTCGCTCAACACGACCGCGACGCTTCCCTTCAAGGTCGTCGCGCCTGTCACCACGCCGCCCGGCATCAACGGCCGCGACGTGACCTCCGCCAACAACGTCATCCTCGTCCGGTTCAACAACGTCGATACCAAGACGTTGACCGGCATCGCGTAAGGGGAGGTCTGACAGATGCCCGTCAATCTCGCTCAAATCCGCGATCTGCTGCTCCCGGGCCTGCGTGGCGTTCAGGGGGAATACCGGCAGATCCCGACCCAGTGGTCGCAGGTCTTCGAGAAGACCGAATCCAAGATGGCGCTCGAGCGCACCGCGCAGATGCGGTTCCTCGCCTACGCCCAGTTGAAGACCGAGGGTGGCCAGACCGCTTTCGACAACAACGCCGGCGAGCGCTACGTCTACAACCAGGAGCACATCGAATTCGGTCTGGGGTACGCGATCACCCGCAAGGCGATCGACGACAACCTCTACAAGACCCAGTTCAAGCCGTCGAACCTCGGTCTTCAGCGCTCGTTCGCCCAGACCAAGGAAGTCTACGGCGCCAACGTGCTGAACACAGCCTCGACCTACAATGCGACGGTCGGCGGCGACGGCAAGGCACTCTGCGCGACCGACCATCCGATCGACGGCAACGCCATCGCCAACCGTCCGACGGTCGATGTCGACCTGAACGAGTCGAGCCTGCTCAACGCCATGATCGCCATTCGGTCGACGTGGCGCGACCAGGCCGGTCTCAAGATGCAGGCTCGCGGCGAGAAGCTCGTCGTGCCGCCGCAGCTCGAGCCCGTCGCCATTCGCCTGACCAAGACCGAGCTCCGGCCCGGGACGGCGAACAATGACGTCAACGCGATCCTGTCGACGGCTGGTGGCCTGCGCAACGGCTACATGGTCTACGACTACCTGACCTCGTCCTTCGCATGGTTCCTGCTGACGGACATCCCGGGTCTGGTCTTCATGGAGCGCGTCCCGTTCGAGACCGATATGCAGGTCGACTTCACCACGGACAACCTGCTGGTCAAGGGATACGAAAGATATTCATTCGGCTACTATGACTGGCGGTCGATCTACGGCTCCTTCCCGACAAGCTGACGGGAGGGCGCCCAGATGACCAGCACCAACTTCATCGACGGCGTCACGAACGTGGCCGAGGGCGCTGCTCTCGGCTCGTTCATCATGCCGGACCCGTCGTCGGCCCATGTCTGGTTCGACGATTTCGACAGCTATGCCGCCGGCGACTGGGTCATCACGACCACGGAGGCGGGAGCGGGCAATGCCGGCGAGGCGCTGATCAGCGCGGATGGCGGCATCCTCGTCCTGACCAACGACGACGCCGACGACGACAACGACTTCCTGCAGTGGGCCGGTGGCGCCGGTGCAGTGATCGAGAGCTTCCGGTTCCAGGCTGGCAAGAAGCTCTGGTTCAAGGCGCGCTTCAAGGTGTCCGACGCTACCCAGTCCGACATCGTGATGGGGCTCCAGATCACCGACACGTCGCCGCTCGCGGTGACCGACGGTGTCTATTTCCTCAAGGCCGATGGCTCGACCTCGCTGCAGTGCCTGGTCACGAAGAACTCGACGAGCTCGACCCTCGCGACAGCCGCCACGCTGGCGGACGACACCTATGTCGCCGTGGGCTTCTACTACGACGGCGAGCAGTCGGTTCAGGTCTTCGCCAACGATGTCCGCGCCGGCACGCTGCCGGTGACGAACCTCCCGGATGACGAGGATCTGACCATCAGCTTCGGCATCCAGAACGGCTCCGCCGGCGCGAAGACGATGTCGATCGACTACATTTTCGCAGCCAAGCAGCGGTGAGGAGAACCACCATGAAAGGAAGGAAGTCGAACGCCGCGGCGAATGGGCCCGGCGTGGTGCCGTCCGATGCGCCCCCGCGCGAGGTCTATGCGGGCGGTGGTTCGAACGTCGTCAAGGCGGCGCTGAAGCGCAAGCGCGGCGGTGCCGTCAAGGACTGCGCCCCGGACGGCAAGATGTTGAAGATGCGGCTCGATCGCCCGGGTCGAAAGACCGGCGGCCGAATCGGCGCCGACTCCGCTCCGCTGTCCAGCGCGGCGAGGCTCAGCAAGCCGAGCGATCTCAACCTCGACGACTGACCGGCGCTCTGCGGAGTGCGGTTCCACCCATGGGGCGGTCCTGAACAGGGCCGCCCCTTTTTCTTTCGCGGGAGCGCGGCATGCGTCCAATCGTCGTTTCGGTGGGCCCGCTGGTGGCTGCATCGGCCAACAACATCGCCCAGAGCCAGACCCCGACCTCGGGAACCGCGCTCACGCTCAATGGCACGCTGGTGAGCAATGGCGTCGCCGTCCTCGATACGCCGCGCCGTGTGCTGCTCACCTTCGGCAACGAGGGGAGCGCCCGCACACTGGTCGTCACCGGGACAGGGCGCACGGGGCAGCTGCAGAGCGAGACGCTTGCCGTTCCTTCCGGCGCCGGGGCCACGGTTGCCACCGTGCTCGACTACGCCACGGTGACCTCTCTCGTGCCCGCTGGGGGCGGATGGACCGCGGCGGTGACGGTCGGCACCAATGGTGTCGCCGGAAGTGCTTGGGTACGCCTCGACCAATGGCCCATCCCGGCGACCACGATCCAGTGCACGGTCACCGGCACGGTCAACTACACGGTCCAGCAGACGCTCGACGATCCGAACAGCCCGACTGACCCTGTCGCCCTCACGGCGGTGACCTGGATCGATTCTGGCGACACGGCTGTTGTCGGTGCCACCGCCACCAAGATGAGCTACTTCGCCTATGTCCCGGTCTTCGCCCGGGTGCTGCTCAACAGTGGTTCGGGATCGGTGACCGCGACCTTCGCCCAGTCCGGCAACGTCAACGCCTGAGCCGGGCTGATCGCGATGACTATGCCCGGCACTGCGATCGTTTACCTCGTGGTGAATGCTGCCAACGGCGGTCGCTACGTCGGCGTCACGAGGCTCACGCTTCAGCAACGGAAGGCACGTCACCTCAGCGAAGCAAGGCGGGGGCGCGGCTGGCGTCTTCATGCTGCCATTCGAAAATACGGAGAGCAAAGCTTCGAATTTTCGGAGATGGAGAAGTGCGCTTCGTATGAAGAAGCGCTGCAGCGCGAAGTCGAGATTATCCGAGATCTGAAGCCGGAATACAACGTGACAGCTGGCGGCGAAGGCCGTGTAGCTCCGCTCGCGCCGGCGGTGATCGAACGGTTGAGGAAAGCCAACTGTGGCAAGCCGGGGAGCTTCCTCGGGCGCAAGCACACGAGCGAATCAATCGAAAGAATGCGTGCGGCTGCGACGGGGCGCGTAAGTCCGATGCGCGGCAAACCCCGCTCACCCGATACTGTGGCCAAAATGTCTGCACGTGCCCGAGAAAACCCCTCGCGCTATTGGCTTGGTAAGCCGAGAACGGAAGAGACGAAAGCGAAAATCCGGGCGTCCAAAACAGGGGTTGCTCGTTCCAAGCCCTCGAACTCAGCAATCGCAATTTTCGTCGAAAACATGAGGCGAGCGGCAAGGAATAGACGCCGCCCCATCATGTGCGTCGACGACCTGAGGATGTTCAACAGCGCCACGGAGGCCGGGGACTACTACGGTCTTTCGAAGGCGACCATCTCAGCTGTGGCGACTGGGCGCAGGAATTCGGCCTACGGAAAACGGTTCGTCTACATCGAGGCCGCGCCATGAGTACGAGTGGTCTCTACCAATTCAACCCGGGCATGGGCGAACTCGTGCTCTACGCATTTGGCCTCGCCGGCGTCCGGCGTACGGCCATCCTGCAAGAGCACATGGTCGACGCGCGGGTGGCCGCGAACCTGATGCTCGCGCATTGGGCGAACAAGGGGCCCAACCTCTGGACGGTAGACCTCCAGACCGTGCCACTGGTGGCCGGGCAGGCGACCTACAGCGTCCCGGGCTCGACCGTCATGATCCTGGATGCCTACATCCGGACGATGAGCGATCCGGGGGGGCCGATCGACCGGCCGATCACGCCGGTCTCGCGCTCGGATTATGCGTCGTTCCCGAACAAGACCTCGCAGGGATGCCCGACGGTCTACTGGTTCGACCGGCTTGTCGCCCCGACGATCACCCTCTGGCAGGCGCCGGACGACACGCAGTCCTACGAGCTCCAGTACTATCGCTTCCGGCAGGTGCAGGATGCGGACTTTACCTCCGGCCAGAATGTCGAGGTGCCGTATCGCTTCCTGCCTGCCTTTGCGGTCGGGCTGGCCGCATGGCTTGCTCGGACCTACCAGCCGGACAAGGTGGCGATGCTGACCGCTGACTCCGATGCGCTCTACGCGTCGGCCGCGGAACAGGACACCGAGAACGCCTTGGTCTACTTCACTCCGGGCTTGGGCGGCTACTATCGATGAGCCCTTGGCGGCCGCATGGAAGAGCCCGCGTCAATGCGAGCAACCCGTCCGCCTGGGGCGTCTGTGACCGCTGCTATTTCACCTACAATCTGCGCGATCTACGATGGCAGGATCAGTGGGCAGGGACCCAGCTCATCAATCTGGGCATCCTCGTCTGCGACACCTGCTACGACGATCCGCAGCCTCAGCTTCGCTCGCTGACGCTACCGCCCGACCCGCGTCCGGTCTTCAACGCGCGTCCCGAATATTACGCGATCGATGAGACCAATTGGCTCGTCACGCAGTCTCGCAACATCCTCACCACACAATCAGGCATTCGCCTGATCACGCAGGCGGTTAACCCCGACTCCTGACATGGCCGATACACTCTTCACGCAGCTCCCGACAGCGATTGCGCTGACCGGGACCGAAGTCGTGCCCGTCGACCAGCCGAACGCGAACCCGCCCGGCACCTACACGACGAAGCGCACGACCACGGCGGCTATCGCCCAGCTCGCGGCCTCGGCAAGTGTGATGGTCAACCGGCAGACGGTGACCACCTACCAATTCGCGCTGGATGACCGTTCGAAGCTCGTCACCTTCTCGAATGCTGCGCCCATCACCGGGAACCTGCCAGCAACCGGTGTCACTCCAGCCGATGCCAACATTGCATGGTTCGTCCAGGTCGAGAACCGCGGCGCTGGTGCTGTCACGCTCGTCCCTGCCGGGTCATCGACGATCGATGGGGCCTCGAGCCTCGTTCTGGTGCAGAACCAGGGCGTTCTGCTGGCCGTTGGCGATGACTACAACTGGTACACGCAGCGGGGCCTTGGCCTGACGCCCGCGACTGCCGTGACGAGCGTTGGGCTGTCGCTTCCTTCATCGATCCTCAACGTCACCGTCTCGCCGATCACGACGACAGGCACGCTGACTGCAGTCCTCCAGACGCAGGTCGCGAACCGGGTTTGGGCCGGCCCGACGACCGGCGCCGATGCTGCCCCGACCTTCCGTTCGCTGGTGACTGCGGACCTGCCCGACATCGGCACGGCCGGAACCTACGGCAGCGCGTCGGCTGTCCCAATCATCACCACTGACGCGAAAGGCCGTGTCACCGCGGCCAGTACGGCCGCTATCACCCCCGGCTCGATCGGCTCGGTCGCGGCGAGTTCGCTGGTCGGCAACCCGACCGGTGCTCCTGCTGCGGCCACCTCGATCTCGATCGGTGCAACGCTCGGCTTCACCGGGAGTGCGCTGCAGACCGGCGCGGGAACCGGCGACGTCACCTGGTCGGCGAATAGCTTCGTCACGACGATCGCGGCCAATGCTGTCACCTTCAGCAAGTTCCAGCAGATCGCGGGCTTGTCGGTCGTCGGCAACTCGACGAACGCAACTGCCAACACATCGGCGATCACGGCGGCCAATGATGGCGAGGTTCTGCGGCGCTCGGGCACGTCGATCGGCTTCGGCGCCCTGAGCCTGTCCACGGCCGCGGCGATCACCGGCACTCTCCCGGCCACGAACGGAGGCACCGGGCTCGCGACCTACGTCGTCGGCGACATCATCTACGCCAGCAGCACGACGGCTCTTGCGCGTCTGGCCGATGTGGCGACCGGCAATGCGCTGATCTCGGGCGGCGTTGGTGTCGCGCCGTCTTGGGGCAAGATCGGCCTCACTACCCATATCAGCGGTACGCTTGCCGTCGACAATGGCGGCACGGGCGCGACCAGCGCGACTGCCTATGCCGTCTTGTGTGGCGGCACGACGTCGACTGGCGCATTCCAGAGCATCGCGAGCGTCGGCACCTCAGGCCAGTATCTCGGCAGCAACGGCGCCGGCGCCCTCCCGAGCATGAAAGCGCTGGCGGTTTCCGGGGTCACGCTGTCCGCGGGCCAGTACCCAGGCACGACGACCAATGACAACGCGACCGCAGGCAACGAAGGCGAATTCGTTTCGACTACCGTTGTCTCGGGTTCAGCCGTCGCGCTGACGACCGGCACGGCTGCCAACATCGGCAGCATTTCCCTGACGGCCGGTGATTGGGATGTCTGGGTGAACGCGCGCTATACCGGCGGCGCCACGACCACGGTCACGACGCTCACCGGAAGCATCAGCACAACTTCGGCAACGCTCGACACCAGCCCCGGGCGCATCGCGTCCAGCTTCCACAACGGGCAGTCACCGTTCGCATCGACCAATCTCGACCTCTGTGTCGGTCAGTCGCGCTTCAGCCTGTCGGGCACGACGACGGTCTACTTCGTGGCTCAGTCGACCTTCGGGACCAGCACCTGCTCCGCCTACGGCCAGATTTGCGCCCGGCGCCGGCGGTAGGAGGCTCGCTTGGATTACACCAGCTACATCACGGCGCTGACGACCGAGATGGTCGTGCAGCCCGACGACGTCAGCTTCAATGCGATCCTGCCCGACATCATCGACTATGCCGAGCAGCGCATCTACCGCGAGCTCGACCTGCTCTCGACCGTGACCCGCGATGCGACTGCAGCGTTCACGACACTGACCCGCAGCTTCACTTTCCCGCAGCATTTCGTCACGACGCAGCAGATCAACGTGATCACCCCGGCGGGGCAGCCGCCAGCGTCCGGCACGCGCGTCTCGTTGACGCCCGTCAGCAAGGAATATCTCGACTACGTCTGGCCGTCGCTCGCCGGCGCCTCGGTGCCCAAGTCGTTCGCCATGTTGACGGATCAGACGATCATCGTGGGGCCTTGGCCCGATGCGACCTACACGGTCGAGGTGGTCGGGACGACACGGCCGGCGCCCCTCGGCACCGGCAATCCCCAGACGTTCCTCACGCTCTACCTGCCGGATCTCTTCCTCGCGGCGTCGATGGTTTTCGCCTCGGGCTACATGCGCAACTTCGGCTCGCAGGCCGATGACCCACGCATGTCGGCATCATGGGAGGACCAGTACGGAAAGCTGCTGGCGTCGGCGAACGTCGAGGAGATGCGCAAGAAATTCAACGGCCCCGGCTGGGCCTCGATGTCACCAACGCCACTCGCTTCGCCGCGCACCTGATCAATGCCGCACGTTCCGATCAAGCTGATCCCCGGCGTCAATGCCGAGGCAACGCCGGCATTGAACCAAGCCGGTATCGTGTCGAGCAACTTGATCCGCTTCAGGGACGGCTTGGTCGAGAAGCTCGGAGGCTGGTCACAGTACTTCGCCGGACAGATAGGCTCACCGGTCCGCGACCTCCATGCGTGGCTCGATCTAAACGAAGGCGCCTATCTCGGGGTCGGAGCTGAGGCGTCACTGTCTGTCATCTCGAACGGTCTCCAGAACACCATCACGCCGCAGACGCGGACGCGAAACATCGCCCCGGCCTTCGACACCACCAATGGCAGCCCCGTCGTCACGATCGATGACACCGGGTCGAACGTCTCGCGCTATGATTCGATCATCTTGACGACGCCTGTCTCGGTCGGCGGCATTGTCCTGTCGGGCCCATATCGGATCACCACGCCAAGCGGCGCCAATACCTACACCATCACGGCTGCGGACGATGCCACGGCAACGGTCTCCAATGGTGGTGTCGTCCCGATCTTCGATACGACGATCGACCAGTTCACGGTCGAGGTGACGCTCCCAAACCATGGCTACTCAGTCGGGGATACCGCGAGCTACCTGATCCCGACCACGCTGGGCGGCATCACCATTCTGGGGCTCTACACCGTCACCGCGGTCGCGAGCTCGAGCAAGTACACGATCAACACGCCGACGACTGCCACGGCCACGGCGACCGCCTCAATGAACGGCGGCAACGTCCAGATCGTCTACTACATCGCGCTCGGGCCGCCTCCGCCTGGCTCGGGCTACGGCATCCTCGGCTACGGCATGGGCGGCTATGGCACCGGGACGCCCAGCCCCGTCAATCCTGGCACGCCGATCACGGCGGTCGATTGGACCATGGACAACTGGGGTCAGATACTGGCCGCATGCCCGAAGGGCGGCCCAATCTACGTCTGGTCGCCGGACGCCGGCTTCCGCACGGCGCAGATCATCACGGAAGGACCGACTGCCAATACCGGCATCTTCATCTCGATGCCGCAGCAGATCATGGTGGCCTACGGGGCGTCGACCCTCGGTGTGCTCGACCCGCTGCTGGTGCGCTGGTGCACGGTCGCTGATTTCACTGTCTGGACTGCGCAAGCGATCAACCAGGCCGGCTCCTACCGCATTCCCCGCGGCAGCATGATCATCGGCGGCCTGCAGGGGCCACAGCAGGGCTTGCTCTGGACCGACCTCGGCCTCTGGTCGATGCAGTATTCCGGCGCGCAGCTTGTCTTCGCGTTCAACGAGATCGCGACCGGCTGTGGGCTGATCGCGCAGCACGCCGCGGTGAACATCGGGCAGGCGACCTACTGGATGAGCCAGAAGGCATTCTTCGTGATGCAGGGCGGCGTCCGCGAGGTGCCCTGCACCGTTTGGGATGTCGTGTTCCAGAACCTCGACACGGCCAACGCCCAAAAGATCCGGGCCGGCGCGAACAGCCAGTTCAATGAGGTGATCTGGTACTACCCGTCGCTCGCCGGGAACGGCGAGGTGGACTCCTACGTCAAGTTCAACACCGCTCAGAAGGTCTGGGACTACGGCTCGCTCGATCGTACGGCTTGGATCGACCAGTCGGTTCTTGGCTCCCCGATCGGCGCCACGTCGAACGGCTACATCTACCAGCATGAGGTCTCGCCGGACGCCGCCGGCAATCCGCTGCTGCCGGTCTTCCGGACCGGTGAATTCGTGCTGTCCGAGGGCGAGGATCTGTCCTTCGTCGATTGGGTGCTCCCGGATTTCAAGTACGGGTATTACGGCGGCACCGAGACTGCGGTTCCGCTGATCACGTTCTTCGTCCGGGATTACCCAAATGAGGCGCCGCGCCAATATGGGCCGTACACGGCGTCGAAGGCGATCAACTACATCAACACGCGGTTCCGGGGGCGACTCATCTCGATCCAGGTCGAAAGTCGCGATCTCGGATCGTTCTGGCGCATCGGCAATATCCGGTTCCGCGTTGCTCAGGATGGGAGGCGATAGGCCATGGACCCGCTGACCGACCTCCTCACCGCGCTCAAGAACCTCGTCGTCGCGACCAACGAGCAGACAGCGGCGATTCGGGCCGTGTTCCCGCAATCAACCGGGACGACGACCAGCGCGACCAGCGGTGCTGCGAGTGCGCTGCCGTCACCGCCCGCCGGATACCTGACGATCACGTTGCCGAACGGCCAACCGGCCAAGATCGCCTACTACAACTCCTGACGAGGCTGCCTTGGACGAGATGATGACCGCTGCGCTGCAGGGCGCCGGCGACAGCGGAGCGTTGCCTGACGCTGAAGCAAGGGGCGGCCGTGACCCGATCATGGTCGGGGGGCTGCTCACGCAAGTGCCGGGCCGAACGGACCTCATGGAGATCAGCGTCCCCGCGGACTCCTATGTGCTGCCAGCCGACATCGTTTCCGCCCTTGGGGAGGGCAACACTCTCGCCGGGGTCAAGGTGCTGGACGAGCTCTTCGGAGAGCCAGAGGTCGGCGCCGACGAACGGCCGCCAATCCAGATCATTGCGGCAGGCGGCGAGTTTGTCGTGACGCCTGCGCAGGTTCTTGAGCTCGGGCGCGGCGACATGGAAGCGGGCCACGATGAGCTCGATCGCTTCGTCAAGGGCGTCCGCAAGGAACTGGTCAAGACCCTTCAGAAACTGCCGGGGCCGGCACGATGACGCACGAAAGCGAGCAGACCGATATCCGCATGGCGACCCGTGCGGACGAGGAGGCCATCATGGAGCTCTGCCGGATGCTCCATGAGGAGAACGGCCAGTTCCCGATGAGCGACGAGAAGGTGCGTACCGAGGTGCGCCGCGGCTTGGACCACAATTTCGCAATCTGCGCCGTGATTTGTGGACCCAAGCGGATCGAGGCTGTGAGCCTGCTGACGATCGACCAGCCTTGGTACTCGGATACCTGGATGCTGCAGGAGTGCTTCATCTTCGTGCACCCCGACCACCGCCGCACCACGCACGCCAAGCGCCTGATCAACTATGCCCGCGAGTGCGCCGACCGGATGGAGATACCGCTCCTGATCGGCGTGCTGTCGAACCACAAGACCGAGGCGAAGGTGAAGCTCTACGAGCGCGTCTTCGGAGCCAAGGCGGGTGCCTATTTCCTCCACGACGGATCGCGAGAGGTCCACTGAAATGGGTGGCAAGAGCAAGACGCAGCAATCGTCCTCGACCACGAGCCCCCCGAGCTACCTGTCCGAAGCGTACGAGAAACTCGTTTCGCAGGCTCAGAGCACCGCCAACCAGGGCTACAAGGCGTATGATGGCCAGACTTATGCCGGATTGACGCCGGAGCAGGAAGCCGGGATCGCGGCCACAACGGCTGCAGCGGGGAAGGCCGACCCCTACTATGGGAAGGCCTCCGGCTATCTTGACCAGAGCGCACAGACGATCTCGCCGACGGCATATTCGCGAGAAGCGCTCCAGCAGTACATGAACCCGTATCAGCAGGACGTCATCGACTCGACGCTTGCTCAGACGGCGGAGAACGACCGACGCCAGCAGCAGGATTTGACCGGCAACGCGATCATGGCCGGCGCGTGGGGCGGCGATCGTGCCGGCGTGGCCAAGGCGGAGCTCGCGCGGCAGCAGAAGCTCGCCGGTGACCAGACGATTGCCGGCCTCAACTCGCAGAACTTCAGCCAGGCGCTTCAGACCTTTCAGCAGCAGCAGGGCGTCGACCTCGGGGCGCGACAGAACGATGCCCAGCGCCAGGCAAACGCCGGCTCGCAGTATATGAACCTCGGGCAGGCGGCGCAGGATTCGGCGCTGAAGGATGCTTACGCCCAGATCCAGGCCGGCTCCGTGCGCCAGAAGGCCAATCAGGGCCAGATGGATGCCGACTATCAGAAGTGGTTGGAGGAGCAGGCATCCCCGTATGCGAACCAGAGCTGGCTCGCGAACATGCTCACCGGCATCGGCTCTGCGGCTGGGTCGACCTCTACGGGCACAACCAAGGAAAAGGGCGGCAGCAATGCAGGCTCCTACCTTGGCGCTGGCATCTCGCTAGCTTCTGCCTTGTTCTCGGACGAGCGCTTGAAGGACGATATCGAGCAGATCGGCGAGACCTTCGATGGCCAGCCGATCTATCGGTACAAGTTCCGCGGCTCTCCGAAGACACAGATCGGCTTGATGGCTCAGGACGTCGAGGACGTTCACCCGGAGGCTGTGGGGCACTTCGGCGGCGTCAAGATGGTCGACTACGAGAAGGCCACGGACGATGCCGCGCGCCCAGCCTACGCGGAGGGCGGCGTCATTCCATACTCCGGCCGTGTCAAGAGCCGCATCCCCGACCTCTCGCCGATCAAGGGCGCTCGAGGTTTGCAGGCGGCAGCGATGCCCGGGTTCAAGGGCGACAGCGGCAGCGATAAGACCGACTACGGCAAGATGGGCAGTCAGCTCGGTGGCCTGTTCAAGGGCTTCGGGTCGAGCGGCGCAATGAACATCAGCCCGGTCGGTTTTGCGTCCTCAGGGGTGGGTTCAGTTTCCAACGCATTCTCCGGCGACCTGGGCGGCTTCGGCACCACCTACGCCGCCGGCGGCGTCGTTCCGGATATGGAGGAAGGACCCGACGGCGTGTTCCGCGTGCCGCGCGCCATGGGCGGCGACGTCCCGTATGCGGAAACCGACGAGGACGCGGCACGGCTCGAACGCGAGCTCGGCATGGTGACGGATGAGCCGCGCAAGCCGACATTCTTCGGCCGCGACTATGGGTATGTCGAAAGCAAGCCGGTGGTGCCGGTTTCGGGGCTCCGCAATGTTGACCCTGACCTCGCTGCCCGTGTGAGCGCATTGGTCGGCGCATCCGACGGCAACCTGCCGGGTGTGCGCTCGGGCTTCCGGTCGAGCGAGGAACAGGCCGCACTCCGTGACCGCTACCTGCGCGGGGAGGGCCCGGTTGCTGCGGCGCCGGGCTTCTCCAAGCATGAGAGCGGGAATGCGGTCGACATCGCCTTGGCCGGGCGCCCCGGATCTCCTGAGCGGGATGACGCTGTGTCGTTCATCGACAAGGTCGCGCCGGCATGGGGCCTGCGCCAGACCGTCGGATCAGAACCGTGGCATCTGGAGGTGGACCCGAACTGGCAAGGACCGGTGCAGGGTCGGAACAACTTCGGCGATTCGCCCACAATGATTGCGTCGACGCGGCCGCAGGCCCGTGGTGGCTTCGGGAATGTGGCCAAGGTAGCCGGCGAACTCGACGGTGTCATGCGCGGTCTCGACAACCCGCAGGCCTCTGCGACTGCCTATGCTCCCGAGGAAGAACCTGCCGTTCGGACCACGGCTTTCGATGCGGTCAAGCCGACTGGCGTGCTGCCGCTCAATGACCGTGCCGCTGTGCCTGCAGCAGAAGCCCCCGTCGACCCGAACAAGGGCTTCGGGCTGGGCTATCTGTCGAAGGACGTCCAGATGGCGTTGATTGCCGCGGGCCTCGGCATGATGGGCTCGCGCGGCCGTAGCGCGGGCCAACAGATCGGGGAGGGCGGTCTCGCTGGCCTGCAGTTCTACCTCAACTCGCAGCAGGCGAAGGCGAAGACAGCCGCCGACGAGCGCGACCGTCAGCGCAAAATTCTCACGGAAGACCGCGACTACGGTCTGCGTTCCCGTTCCGCCGATGTCGCCGACAAGAGCCTGTTGCAGCGCGCGCAGGAAGCGCGTGAGCGCCTCGGCTACGAGAAGGAACGCGTGGACCTCGCCAAGCGACAGACCGCAGAGACTGAGCGCAAGAACAAGGTCGACGAGGAGTCGGGAAACTATCAGTTCATGCCTGGTCACGGTGCTGATGCCGAGGGCAACACCGTCGCCGGCACCTACAAGGTCGACAAGAAAACCGGCAGCATGGAATTCCAGCCCGGCATCGTCACGGGCGCCAAGCCGCGCGACCCCGAAGCCGATCTCACCCGCAAGGCTGAATTCGAGCGGCTCAAGGGCATTGATGAAGCGGCGGAGGGCGCGCGCGGGGTTCGCCAGAGCGTCGCCAACCTGCGCGAGCTGCGCAAAGGCGTCAGCTATGAAGGAGTGCCTATGGCTGGCCCGCTGTCCAAAGCAGCTGGCTTCTTCGGCTATGGCGGTGGTCAGGCGCTCGAATCCGCCGCGACCAACTTCAAGCTCGACCTCTCGACGAAACTGAAAGGCGCGATCTCGGACAAGGAACAGGCCATGCTTTCGTCCGCGACGCCGGGCCTCGGGATGTCGGACGATGCGGCGAACCAGACGCTCGCGACCTATGAAGGTGTTGCCGAGCGCGCGATCGAGCGCCAGCGCTTCTTCCAGACGTGGCGAGCTCGCAACAAGTCGCTCACCGGCGCGGATGAAGCCTGGGATCGCTATGTGAACGACAACCCGGTAGTTCAGGCGGACAAGGACGGCAAGCTCGCGCTCAACCGCCAAAACCTCGGCAACTGGCAGAAGTATGTCGCTGCACCAGCCAAGCAGATCACCAGCAAGGCTGAGTTCGACAAGCTGCCCTCAGGTACACATTTCACGGGCCCTGACGGGCTTGAGAGGGTCAAGCCATGACCGAATGGTGGACCGACGCGCCTCTTGCTTCCGAGCAGCCGGCCAAGACGAACTGGTGGGATGAGGCGCCGCTTGCCAAGCCCGCAAAGGCTTCGCCCAACATGGGCTTCGCGACGCGCGAGCAGCGTGAACCTGTCGCCGAGACCAACAGTTGGGAGGATATCGCCAAATCGATCCCGAGTGGTCTCGCGCGCGGTGCTGCTGGCGTCGCTGGTATCCCAGGGCTGCTCAAGTCGATCCCGGATTATTTGCTCGACAAGGTGACCGGCACGTCGCCCGAGGAGAGTGCCGCTCTCCGCAAGAAGGTCGAGGAGGACCGCCGCAAGAACTCGATGTTCTACGTCCCGTCCGCCGGCGACGTCATGACGCCGGAGAATATCCAGTCAGCGATCGAGGTTGCGACCGGGCCGCTCTACAAGCCGAAGACTGACGCCGGCCGTTATGCTGGCGCCGTGGCCGAAATGGCCCCCGGCATGGTCATGGGCGGTGGCAGCCTGGTCGAGCGCGGTCTGTCTGCCATTGGCGCCGGCGTCGGCTCGGAAGGCCTGCATGACCTGACCAAGGGCACGTGGTTCGAGCCTTATGCAAAGCCCGTCGGAGCGATCGCGGGCGGCATCACAGGGGGCGCCGCGCCCGCCGCCGTTGAACGAGGTACCGCCAAGGTCAAGGACGCCGTCCGATCCGCGACCGCTCCACTCCGGGAGCAGGGGCGCCGCGATCTTGCCGCTCGCGAATTGCTGGAGAATGCCGAGAACCCGACGGCGCTTCGTGCCGCTCTGGAAGATCCGGCGACCATGTACCCGGGCGCTCAGGCCGGAGAGCTGATCCCCGGTTCAATCCCGACGACCTTCCAGCGCACCGGCGACATGGGCATCGGCTCGCTCGAACGGAAGGTTGCGACCGAGAACCCTGCGGATTTCATGACGCGCCGCGCCGAACAGAACGCGGCGCGCGTCGGCGCTCTGGAGGGTGTGCAGCCGCAGGGCTCCCCCGCTGACGTCTCCGCACTTCTTCGGCAGCAACTCCAGCATGTCGACGACCAGAGCCAAGCGATTGCGGACCGCATCGGCCGTCAAGTGCAGGATGCCGCCCATGCTATCCCGGCGCCGGGGGCGGAAGATGTCGGCGAGGCCATGCGTTCGGCTCTGGCGGCACGCAACGCCACCCTGAAGGCACAGGAGCGCGCGCTGTGGAACGCTGTCGACCCGGATGGCGCGCTGGCGTTGGACGTGAGCCCCCTGCGCACCGCGGCGAGGGGCATCGAGGAAGCCGTGGGGCGTTCGGCCAAGCCTATCGGCGGCGAAGAGCGAGCGATCCTTGATGCGGTCTCCTCCTACCAGCCTGTCATCCCCTTCAAGGAGCTCACGGACCTCCGCTCGCGGGTTTCGACGGCGATGCGCGAGGAAATGCGCGCCGCGGGGGAAACGCCATCCTACGCGCGCCTCGCCAATTTGCGCGGCCAGATCGAAAGGACTATAGATTCCGCTGTCGAACGGCGCGTCGCCCAGGAGGCTGAAGCCGTTGCGACCGGCGCGATGCGCGCTGAAGACACGCTTGAGGCAAATCTCCGTGCACAGGCCCAGCGCTGGAAAGCCGAACGAGATTCCGGGGCTATCGCTCTTTCGGGTACTGGAGGAATTGGACCCGCACGAGCGTCCTCTATTCCTTCAACATCTGGAACAGAAATCTCGAGCAGAGGGCGATCTGGCAGTCCTTCGGGAAATCAAGGCATATCGCCAGATGTCCCTCTCACAGCCAATCTCGATGAAGCAGCCGCAGAACGACTGAGGGCGGCAAGCGCTGCCACGCGCGAGCGCAAGGCGACGTTCAACCAGGGCCCGGTCGGCGAAACCCTCAAGACGAACGGCATGGCCGGTGACTTCCGCTCGCTGGATAGCTCCGTGCCGGGCAAGTTCTTCCGTGCCGGCGCCGAAGGGGCGGAAAGGGCGAACCTCTATCGAGAGGCGGTCGGTGACGCAGCGCGCGCCAATGCCGATCTCACGCAAGCTGCGGCTGCTTCTTTGCGCCAGTCGCGCGCCTTCCGTCCAGATGGGACGCTCGACCCGGCTCGGTTCTCAGCTTGGCAGCAGGCTCATGCGCCGGCCTTGGGCGCCGTCCCCGGTTTACGCGACCAATTCGCCACGGCTGCTCGCGCGAGTGAAGCGATGGCCACGGCGGCGGCGCTTCGCCGGGAGGCTCTTGACGCTGCTCAGACAGGCACCGTCGGTAAGCTCATCGGCGTGTCCGACCCGCAAGACGTCGTCAAGACCGTGGGCGGCATCTTCGGTCGGCAGAACGCGGTCCAGGAGATGCGCGACCTCGCGGCTCGTGCACGCTCCACCCCTGAAGGCATCGCGGGTCTCCGGAAGGCTGTTGCGGAGCACATCAATACGAAGCTGATGACCAATGCCGAGGCGGCAACCTCCGGGACGAACCTCATCAGCGCCAATGCCTTCCAGAACTTCGTCAAGCAGAACCGGGACACGCTGCGCCAAGTCTTCACGGCGCAAGAGGTCGAGATGATGGATCGGATCGCGCAGGACCTCACACGCGCGAACCGATCAATCACGGCGGTGAAGCTGCCTGGTGGGTCGAATACGCCGCAAGACCTGCTCGCGCAGGCCTCGAAGGGCGGCGAATCGTTGCTCTCGCGCATCCTCCGCTTGAAGCAGTCCGAAAGTGCTGGCGCCGGGGCTGCTGCCGGCTGGCTCATCGGTGGCATCCCGGGGGCGGTCGCTGGCGCTGGCGCTGGCTGGCTGAATTCGGCGCGGCAGGTCGGCTTGAACAAGGTTCAAGACCTCGTCAAAGAGGCGCTGCTCGACCCGGCGCTTGCCCGAACCCTGCTGAAGGAGGCACCGGCCAAGATGGATCGTGGTCCGTGGCTCGAGCTCGGTCGTCAACTCGGTCGACTTGGTACGTTCGGTGCCGAGGGGGCGGCCTCAGAGCGACTGGAGCGCAAGACCGGCGGTCGCGTCCAACCGACGGAAGCGCAGAAGGCCGCGGGCAACTACCCCAAGGAGCGCGTGTCGTTCCAAGGTCTCCCTATCTCGATCGAGACCAAGAAGGGCGAGACGAGAAGCGGTCGCGCGTTGAACGGCAAGAAATGGTCGGTGAAGCTGCCCGCTGACTACGGCTATATCCGCAGGACCGAAGGAGCCGACGGCGACCACGCTGACGCCTATATCGGGCCGATCGAAGATGCGCCGGTGGCGTTCGTGGTCGACCAGATCGATCCTGCCACCGGTGACTTCGACGAGCACAAGATCCTTCTGGGGTTCCGCAACCGCGGACACGCCAAGACGACCTATTGTGCTGGGTTCTCCGACGGGAGCGGGATCAAACGCATCGGCGCCATCGTCCCCCTGTCGATCGCCGCTCTGAAGGCGTGGCTTGCAGGTGATGGTGCCTTGAAGCCGATCGCCTACCAGGCGCGCCGGCGATGAGCCGCGACTCCTACAGACAGGTGATGATGCGCCGTTCAGCGATGTCCTTCCAATCGGGACCGAGTTGTTCACGCGCATCGAGCGCCTGCTCAGAGCCGGGTTCACCGTTCTTGAACATCATGACCGCCAATTGCCGGTCGTGTGTGCCTGCGACGATCGTCGGCCCGGGAGTGTAGGTTGTTGTGGCTAGATAGCCCCCGCCGCCGTAGCTGCCCTGCGTGTGGAAGGTCCCGGGCATCTGGCTGACGGATACGTTGTTCTGCGACTGTGCGCCGCCGATCAGGTAGCGGTCGTAGCCGGCTCTGATGGTTTCGATCGCCGCACTCTTCGCTGCAACGCGAGCCGCACCTCTCGCGCCGCAAACTGGAGCGGCCCCGGCTTCGATGATCATCGTGTTCTGAGAGGTCCGAGTGACCTCGGTCCCAGCGCAGCCGCTGACCAGTGCTGCGGCGACGAAAATAGTGGCTGATTTCATAGCGATCCCCCGCCGCATCGGTACACGTCCGGCGCGCAAAGTCTAGTCGATGATCTCGCCGGCGAAGAGCCGAGCGCCACGCCTTCAACCTGCCAGCAGGCCGTCCTCCGGGGCGGCTTTTTTCTTTGGGTGAGCCCAGATGGTCAGCACTTACACGCCGAACCGCGGTTACGAACTGCAGGGAACCGGCGACAATGTCGACGCGTGGGGGCCGCCCCTGAACGCCGATTTCACGCTGATCGACAAGAACCTGTCGGCGTCGCTCGCGGTATCGATGAGCTCGTCCAACGTCACGTTGAACTCGACGCAGGCTCAGAACCTGATCTTCGCTTTGAGCGGCACACTGCTCGCGAACGTCTCGCTGCTCTACCCGCAAGTTGGTGGCTTCTTCATCGTCGACAACCAGACGACCGGCAACTTCACGGTCAGCGTCTTCACGACGGCCGGCGGCTCGAGCGGTATTCGCCTGACGCAGGGGTCTCGCTACCTGCTGTATTCTGACGGGACGAACATCAAGACCGCGAACGATTTTACCACGGTCCCGACGGGGACAATTCTCGATTTTGGTGGTTCGACTGCCCCTCCAGGTTTCGCGCTTTGCTCTGGTCAGGCGTTGTCGAGAACGACCGATGCAGCACTCTTCGCGGTGATCGGCACGACATGGGGCGCCGGCGACGGCTCGACCACTTTCAACGTGCCCGATCTGCGCGGGCGCCTGAAGGCCACGCTCGACAATCTCGGTGGGAGCGCTGCGGGGCGTATCACGTTTGCCGGCTCTGGCATCACATCGCAAACGCTGGGCGGCTCCGGCGGCGTGCAGAACATCACTCTGACGTCGAGTGAGTTGCCCGCGTTCATTCCTAACTCCGCGGTATCATCGACCACGGTCTTTGCGCCCTCTGGCTACCAGCTGATGCTCAACGTTTCGGGGAACTTTCTCGCTTACGCGAACGGTGGTGCGCTGTCGCCCAATGCCGGCGGCCTGACGACTGCGTTGGCCGGCACGACCGACACCAACGTGCAGGTGAACCCATCGGGTGGCGCGTTCCACAACAACATGCCGCCGGTAGCCATGGTTACCTCGATGATCAAGCGCTGAGAGCAGTTGAGCGCAACCGTAGGGTAGTGTTAGTTTCCACCTCGGGTGTCAGAACCCAGCAGAGAGTAGGCGATCGTCGGGCCGGCTGGCTTGGCGGTCGCTGCTTCGCGTCATCGCGAATTTCCGGGCCAATGGCCGGGGTCGGGCGTGCTGTCCAGGGCGAAAGCCTAAAAGCGCTCGACACGTCTCTGCGTGTTCTGACCCCCCGGCTGCCGGCCCGATGCCGGCGCGGCTGTCAGAAGCCGTTTCAGAGAGCCACCCCATGCACCAGCTCACGCGGCTTCTGGTCGCTGGCGTGCTCGCATTCCTATGCGGAGATGCGAACGCTCAGGGATATCCCCCTTCATCGCCGGCCCTGACGCAGGCAATTGCACCCGAAGTCGTGGTGCGCCAGCAGGTCATGAAGAATTCTGCGGTGTTCTTCAACAACACCTACCCTGACACCTACCAGTCCTACCCCCCGAACACCTGGCACCGAGTAGATCTCAAACCTTGGGGCGTGCCGGCGAACTCGCCTTGGGCATTTCTCAGCGGCATCCTGATCATCACGCACAACGGCGATACGTCGATGACCGCGAACCTGATGGTTGGCGTTCGCCGCGTCGGTGACATCGAAACCGGGAACTGCGACACGACCGGGCGCTACAACGGACAAGCCGCAGCGACGGCGGCGAGCGGCGGCACGCGGTCGACCTACTCGACCTACGTTCCCCTTGTCGACGGCGCCTTTGAGGTCTGCTGGTCGCCGAATCCGAATGTCGGGCCCTACCCGAGCGTGCCGGCTGTTGGCGTCAATCTGCATGTGCAGGCATGGGGAGCGATGCCCTAGAGCGCAGACCCGCTCCGGATAGCCGAAAGCCAGCGGGCGACGCCGTCCATGAAACTAGGTGGCATCAATACCAGAACGATCAGGATGCTGAGCCCAAGGCGAGCAACGCGCTCGGTCGAATGCATCGTACCGAGCATCCCGAACGCCATGGCAAGCGACCAGCCCGAGATCGTCAGATAGGTTTGTAGCTGGAACAGGATCAGCGCCGTCGCGGCCAAGATAAGGCCGCGCGCCAACCGAACCAGTACCGCTCCTTCCCACTGAGGTGACATTCGCCCTCCAATGCCGTCGATGTGATTAATCCTTGAGCACGCTCTTTGCAACTTGAGCGTGGCGCATCATGGCTACTGCATCCTTTAGAGATACCGGTCATTCGCCGCCTTCGGGCGGCTTTTCCATTTCTGGAGCTTCCATGGACCTCGTCAGCAACTGGCGGCGCGTGCTGCGCCATGCCTGGTCGATCCGCCTAGTCGTCTTGGCGGGACTGCTCTCAGGAGCGGAGATCGCTCTGCCGCTGACCCGCGATCTCGTCGACGTGCCACGGGGCCTGTTCGCCGGCCTGTCCTTCGCGGCGACGGCCGGGGCCTTCATTGCGCGGCTGATCGCGCAGCAGTCGGTTTCTGGAGGCGAGCAATGAGCCGCGTCAGGAAGAGCGCTGCCATCGCCGCATTGGCCGCGGCGACGCTGGGCGGCTTTGAAGGCCTGCGGCAGGTCGCCTATCCCGATCCGGCGACCAAGGGATATCCCTGGACGGTCTGCTACGGCGAGACGCGAACCGAGACAGGCGCTCCGATCCGGCCGGGGATGCGCTTCAGCCTCGACCAGTGCAAGGCAATGCTGATCAGCCGGGCAGACGAGTTTGCCGATGGCGTCGAGCGCTGCGTCCCTTCCGCCAAGGAGATGCCGGCGCCACGCTACGTCGCCCACCTCTCGCTCGCCTACAACATCGGTACAGGAGCATATTGCAAGTCGAGCGTGGCGCGCCTGCAGAACGCTGGCCAGACCCGCGCCGCCTGCGGTGCCTTCTTGAAATGGGACAAGGCCGCGGGCATCCGGATGCCCGGGCTGACGCGCCGCCGGCAACAGGAGCAGGCGATGTGCCTGGAGGAGTTGTGATGCCGCTCCTTGCGCTGCTCAGGCTCGTACCGGCCAAGGTGTGGCTGATCCTCGCCGCCATCGTCGCGGTCGCGCTCTGGTACTGGCGCGCGACCGACGCCGCCTACGACCGCGGCAAGACCGAAACTATCCAACAGATCGAGAAGGGAACGCGCGATGCTGAAAAGCGCGCTGACACTGAGTTGCGTCGCCTTGATCGCGGCGATGATGGCGGCGTGCGCGCCTTCGATCGTGACGACTGACGGCTGCACGATCTTCCGGCCGATCTACGGCTCGAAGAACGACACGCCGAAGACACGCGACCAAGTCGACCAACACAACGCGCGCGGCATCGGAGCCTGCGGCTGGAAGCCTTGATGAAGCGGCACGAGGCGGCGCTTGCAACACCGCCCCGTGCCTAGCCCCAATGCCTGGATAAGAGGCCGTTGAGGATCGGAAGACGAGATGACGACGCCTAAGTCTGCGCAAGCGCGGCAACGCGATGAGGTTAACGAGATGGCTCACGGTTCTGGCCGAATGATGTCCGAAGAGGCGAGCATCAACATCGGGGCGCTCCAGCAGAAGATTTACGGGCTTGAGGGTAACCAACGGAGTTTGGCGGACGGCCTGTCGAATCTCGCTCAACGCGTAGAGACGCTGTTCGCTGGGCTGGCCACCAAGATCGAGGAGCGGTCGCGCCCTCAATACGCGCTGCTGATCTCGCTCGGGCTGCTCGGGCTGGCTGTCGTCAGTTCGGTGGGCTGGCTTGCCTACGCCCCAATTCGCGAGAACCAGACAGACCTAAAGGCGGCCCAGGTTGACGCCAGCAAGGCGATCGCGGCTCTGGCCGCGCAGGCCGCTCTAGGCTTCAAGGAGATCGGGGACAAGTACGTCACCATCCGCGAGATCGACGCCAGAGGCGGCAGGACACAGGCCGATATCGTTCGCCTCAATACCGACATGGGTGCGCAGGAAACGAACCTGCGCCGGTCAATCGAGCAAGGCGACGCGAACCTCCAGCGCCAGATCGACGAGCAGAAAAAGCAATATGGCGACACGTTCAGCTTGAGGGATGCGCTACTTCAGATGCGTCGCGAGATCGATGAGCTGAAGCGCGGTCGCCCCTCCTAGATCCAGGCTCCCGTCTGGATATCCGAGGGCTCCTGGCTCTCGGTTTGAATGCCTCCCTGTTGTACTGGCCGCTGTCTCCGAAAGGGGGGCAGCGGCCTTTTTGCATTTCAAGTGGGCTGCTTGTTCTGGTTCAGCAGGATCTTATCGCGCAGTTCCCAAAAGCCCATTTCCTGCCCAATGCAGAACCCTCGCATAGCTGGGTTCGAGCAGGGTGATAGGGCGCGCCGTTGCGCGTAACGCCAAGTCAGCTGCTCGAGCTCGGTGAGAGCATCGGGAGGAGGTCCGGGCTGGTGCGCAACCTGCTCCTGCTGTTCTTTGGGCCACAAATAGCCGACGCTCCACCCGGCGAAGAAGGTGGCAGACATCGCGAGCAGCACCAATGTAGGGAGCTTATTCACTTTGCTTCCTCTCTTCCTCATCGGTCAGCATTCGAGCTATCCGCTTGGCGATGGCTTCGGCTTCCTCTGGAGACCAGAGCTTTGCAACGCCTCGCCGTAACTGGTCCTCGTCACAGTGGATCTGGATAGATCGTCCTAGCCTGTCCCTGATGATGTAGGCCGTGATCTCGCCTAGGACGCCGCGGTAGGGCTTGATCGTGAGCGGGAGCGCTAGCTGCATCCCTCCTACTTATGGATTGTCCTCGTTGGGCGCGAGGATCTTTAGAACTTGATCTTTGAGAACGTCAGAGCCGCAAAGGCGAGCAACGCCGCGACGAGGACGACCACGCAGGCCAGTTCTATCCGAGAGCGAGTGAGCATCGTCATCCCTCCAGTCTATGGCGTCTCCTTGACGGAGGCGAGGGTGGTCAGCCTCGGGGATGCACTTGTCCGTCAACGCTATTCCGAGGTCCAAGCAAGGCATTGGCGGCCCGAATAGCTGTCGCGACGACGTACTCCAAATCTCGCAGATCGTCGTGGCGCAGCGACAGTTGTGCCTCGCCTCGTTTGATCGTGACGCGACATGGATAGGGACCGCTGATTTCGAGCTCGAATTCCCCGACAGTTTTCTGGATCATCCCTCTTTCCCCTCTGCGAGCGCGAGAAGCGAGGCATGGATGCGATCCTGCGCCTCGATATAGCCGTTGACGAAATCGACCGAGGGGCCACCGATTGTCGTCGGCTTCTTCGCCACCTCCGCCGCCTCTCTGATCCCGGCTAGGCGGCCGCCGGCGAAGCGATCTTGCGGCATCGTGGTGATGCCGAGACCATTCATCGTCGCGACCGGCACGACAGTCATGGGTTGGCACTGGCATCCCGCTGTCGTTTGGCAGCTAGGAAGCGTGCACATGATGAGGTGTGGCTTCATTTCTTCCCTCCGAAAGCGGCTGCCACGCGGGCGCGGCGGAAGTCCTCAGTCGTGAAATAGCCGCCGCCTTCCCAATCATCGGGCTTTGTCGTGGGCACGAACGCCTGATCCTTGTCGAACACGTACAGCGGCGGCCATGCAAAGGGTTGCAGCGCCTCCACCGCCTGCGCGAGCTTGGCTTCGGCCTCGTCACGGTGCTTCATGGCAAGCTCTGCCACGCCATTTGCGTAGTGCGCCTGCTCTCGCAACGCCTCGACCTCCTGCTGATGCCGGATCTGCTCGCAGGGCGTGCCCATCTGCTTGTCGAGCAGCATCACCAATTCGCGGATGCGCTGATCCTTCGCCTCGAACGCTGGGCGAAGGAGGGAGAGGATCGCGCGGGCTCCGCGAAAGGCGTCCGTGGAGCCTGAAAAGCCCTCGGCATAATCCGGGAACTTCCCTTCCAATTTGCGGAAGCTGGCGACCATTTGGCTCCAGATTTCGTCGGGGATGCGCTTTTGCCTCAGCGCTTCCGCCAGAGCCCGCGCGATCTCCTCCTCGCTCGGCAGCCCAACGTGTGGATCAGGGCTGGCGGTCATGGGTGTTCCTCCGCGAGGCCAGCCCAATACGCTCGGGCTCGGGCAAGGAAATCGGCGCGCTCGCTGGATTGGCGAGACTTGGCAAGGGCGAGCAGTTTGGCTTTCCGTGCCTCGGAGTAGGAGCGTTCCTTGTTCTCGGAGTGCCGCTTCTTGTGCTTGCGTTTCGCCTTCATGTGACGGTCGCGCTTCTCCAGCGCTGCCCGTTGCCACTGCGTCTTGCGCGGCAGTTCAACGAGACGATCGAACAGGCTCATCGTCCGTCTCCCGCCGCTGAGAGCATGGCGGCCAAGCGCTTGAACTCCGCAGCGGGCACGTCGCCATAGCAGCCGACAACCACCTTGCCGCTTACTCGGCCTGCTGCCAGCTTTGCGCCGGCCTTGACGATAGTCGGGCACGCTGCCGCCAGTTCCTTCAGCCCCTCCGCCTCCTTCGGCTTGGCGGATTCGACTGCTGAGCCGAGGGCGAAAGCGCAGATCCGATGCCAGTCTGCGGGGACGAGCTTCACCGCTTCTTTTGCCGGCAGCGTCCCGGCGTTTTCCATGGCGCGTTTCACGGCTCGCACCAGCGCCTTCTCATCGATCATTGCGAGACTCCTGGATGTCTGCATCGCGGGCCTCGTTTAGTGCGGCGAGCCTGCGCTGGCCCTTGACCGTCAGTTCAAAGCCAACGCAGTCTCGAGACTGCGCGAAGCCCTTCAGCGACAGCGACGCGGCATCGTGCCCGTTCAGCGTCCGCCTTATGACGCCGCCGATCGTCTTCAGCGCGATCTCTTCTGCGGGTGTCAGCTTCTTACGCATCCTTGCCTCCGTCGCTGGTGCGAAGGGCTTTTGGAGTGGCATCCGCTAGGGTCCGGCCAGAGCCTTCCAAGCTCTCACCCTTCATGACCTGTAGGCGCCTCAAGAAGGGCGGCAGTTCATCCCGATACGCCGGCCCGAATAGGCACACCGTTTTCGTGCCTGGGTCGATTTCCGAGCGGCCGGCATCGCTGACCACGTGACAGGGGATGTTGGCGATTTCTGCCTCACGCTCAACGCGCTCCAAATCGGCCAGCGAATTGACTTTGACGCATATTTTTGTGTGGGCGCCATCTTCATAAGCACGGAGAACTTCCGGCTTCCTGTCGATCAGATAGTCATGGAGCCCGAACGCGGCGTGCATAGCCTGAGCGGCGATCTTGCCGACTGACATGCCGAGATCGACTCGCACGGCGAGCCAGAGACGAAGCTCACGATCCTCGCGGATGCCACCACTCATTATTCACCCTCCCCATGGCCGGGGGCGGGGTTGGAGAGGATGGCGAGTTTCGACAACAAAATCGCCGCGTCGAGGAACATCTCTGTGTCGGAGCGGACCCGCATCATCGTGATGCGGTTTTCCTGCGCCGCCAGAAGATGGTCGTGATTGCGTTCGAGCAGCCAATCGCTGATGCGCTTGATCTCAGCCCGCTCCACCACCTCCCCATTCGCGGGAGCAGATACCGGGTCGGGTGTCGCGACGAGGATTTCGTCGGGGGCATCCACCCCCCGCCACGATGGCGATGAGAGTTCACCGCCGTCCGATCCGAGGGACAGCACGTCGCCGTGATCGTCTTGGCAGCAGAAGGCAATCCGGTCGCGGTCGGCACGCTCCTGACCCTGCTCGTCGTATTCTCGCCAGCGACCGAGGAAGGTGTTTACGTGCAGATAGCGTAGAGCCTCCTCGTAAGGCACCCACTTCATGTTCGTGAGGTGCTTCGGGTTCACGGGTTCGCCCATGCGCCAGTTCTTCGGCTCGGGTGTCGCGGGAGAGGACAGAGTGGCAGCTAACGCTCGGGCTCTGTAGATCAACTCGCGGCGATCCAAGAGGGCGCTGACATTGAAGACTTCGGTCCCGTCCTTGTGGGTCCAATCAGGTCCGATCTTGTCGTACTGCTGGATTGAGCCACCGAACTCGTCAGCAATCTCCGTCAGCAATGAGGCTGCCTCTCGGGCCGAGTTTAGGCGGTCGCTCAGATCAAAGATGCGATCGGCACGACGATCCATGCAGGTTCGCGCTCTAGCCAGATCCTTCACCAGCCATTCGATCTCACGGGCCGCCTCGCGAACCGTCTCACCCAACGGGATGTCAGTTCCGTCGATCCGCATACTGGCGTCCGCGATGTCCTCCAGCTTCCTTGCGATCTCCAACGCCTCCCTTACCCCGCCCGCAGGCGAAGAAGCAGACACGGGCGCTGGCGAGGGGGTGGCGAGGGCGATCTCGATTGCCGCTCTTGCTTCATTTAACTCTTTCCGAGCACCGTCCCGATAGGGTAAACCGCACTGCTCGTAATAGATCGCGGCGTCTATCAACCGTTCGGTCATTTCCGCCGCGTTAGTTGAGTTGATATCCATTCCAGACCTCATGGCGGTAAAAGCCCGGCTCAAATATTCGGGTGAGCCGGGCTTGAAGGCTACTTCTTGCTGCTAGCAAGCGCGTTTAACGCATTTGCCGCATTCACTGCCGCTTGCGAGAACTTCAGGGCATCGTCCGATTTACCGGCCTGCTCTGCCTTGCGGATCAGGCTTTTCACTTCGTTTTCCATTGGGTTCTAGCTCCAAGAGAAGGCCGGCGCTGAATTTGAATACAGCGGCGCGCCAGCAGGAAACCGCTGCAACTTAATGTCCTTCAGCTAGTCGGCTTCACATGCGCTCCATCCCCTTGCGTCGGGGCCGGGGTGAGGGAGGCGAGCGCGTTCAGTGCTTCAGCGGCCACCCGGCGAGCATCGTCCACAGAGTGGATGCGAACGACCTTTTCGAGCGCAATTCGCGCTAGCTTGTCCGCCTCCACGCTCGCGCTCGCGGTCGGCTGGACGGGCGTCGCGGGAGGGGTGGCGTAGAGGGGAGTCACATCAAAGCCCTGCCGAGCGAAAGCCTCGTTGTCGCAAACCAGCCATTGTCCGTTGTAGCGATACCGCCAAGCCACCGGCTCCCCCGCGCGCGGGCTGGACGCAAGGGCGGACCTGATGCGCGCCTCGTAGTCGGATTGGGCGGCGGCTTTGGCGTCGTCGAGTGTCGGACGATCCAAATCCCACAAAGCCTGTGACCACGAAAACTGAATACGAAAGCCGTTTCCGTCAGAGGCCTCGTAGATATCGTACAGCCCTCCGAACGCGACAGAAGCACGCCAGCGGCCCGGCAACGCCTCCCGCCACTCCAGCGCGCGAACCACCACCCCGCCCGCACCGGCCTGCGAGAGGCGGGCGCGGAGGGCTACATTGATCGCTTCGACGAAAGCCGGACCGGGGCCGAGCTTCCCACCGTGCCGATCGTGCCAAGTCTCCCAAGCTGCTGCGATCATCTCAGGCGTCGCGCTCTCCACCACATCAGCCATTGGCGGCGTTCTCCTCGTAGAGTTGGCCTTCTGCCCACGAATGCAGGACATCAGCGATTGTCCGGGAGTTCGACGCCTCTTCTCCGTCGCTGATGCGATCCCCGAGGATGTCGCGAATGGCGGCCGCCATGGCGATCATTTCGCCGTAGGTCAGGGCTTGGATAGCGAACGCAACCTTCTCGGTAGGGTCGGCTTCTCGATTGATGATCTCAGACATAGGTCTTCTCCGTGCTGGAGAGGGAGGCGCGGGGTCGGCGGGAGCCGCCATGAAATTCCCGCCAGCAGGGTTTGGCGAGCGCGCGGGGGCATTCCTCGGTCAGCTTCCCGCCGCAGGACTGACAAGGGTTACGCGCGATCTCCAGTTCCCACAGCAACCCCGCCTTATCCGCCTCCAGGGCGGTGACGCGGGCTTCTGCGACGCGCAACTGGTCGCGCCACATGAATTCTCGGCTTGCGTTCTCCGCCGCCTCTCGCTCGACCCTCTCGATGGTGGCGCGCTGGGATTCGATGAGGGCGGCGGCGCGGTTGCTCCGATCCCCGTCATTCGGGAACGGCGTTTTACGAGCATGCTCCCGCAGCTCCGCGACCAGCTTCTCCGCATCTGGAGTCGAATGAACCTCAGACAT